GATATTAGAATTATTCTTAGATCTAGACAAATAATTTGTATTATTCAATTCATCAGATTCTTCATCTTTTTCTACATACAATATCTTATTTATACGATCGTATTTGATAACTCTCATCTTATTGAAAACGAGAGGATCTGATATTGACTGTTGCAATAAAGTTTCGCCATATTCGAAGATTGGTTGAGGTTTACCAGTAAATGTAACTGTAAAAGATAATGTATCTATTGTTGGTTTATCTAGATATATTTTAGTTCCGGATATTTCTTTTATCTTTGTATTAATATTAATTCCAGAACCAGAAACTGATTGTCCAACATACAAATTATTTCTATCAAAAGAAATATCATTTAGAGTAATATAATCTAAACCAGATATACATGAACATGTGGTTGTTATAGTTGTATTATCGATATAATATTGATAATTACCAAACATAGAATATCTTGATATCGAATCAACACTTACGGCAGAATTTAGGGGCGATAAAATAATTTTAATATTCGCACCAGTTCCAACTATTCCTGTTGCTCCAGGAGATATAACAACTTTTGGTTCATAAATATAACCTCTTCCGCCATTTGTTGGAACTATACCCGTAATTTTTCCTGTACCATCTACACTAGTAATAGTAGCAGCAGCACCAGTACCATAACCACCAGAAAACGAAATTGTGTTTGCAGTACTATATCCTACTCCTCCAGAAGAGATGCTTAAAGAAAGTATACTGCTACCATAATGATCGTCATTATAATTTGCACCAGAAGGTCCAGTTGCTCCACCAGGATAAGGATATAGATCAGGATAAATGAAGTATGTTGAATTGCCAGGTGTTATAGTTCCTGTAGGATATCCATAACATTCAACTGTATTTGTTATCTCATCATATTCTTTAATGTTAAGTACACTATTCGTTCCATCTCCTGAAGAAATAATTAAATTGAAATTCTTATAAAGATCGTTTTGAGGATGTAATTTGTGATCTCCAGAACCAGGTGCAATATTAATAAATCCAGTAGCACCTGTTGCTCCTGATATAGCATTATTGTATGTATCAGCCAATTGGATATTATTCGAATCTACAACAATTACATAATATGAATTTCCTGAAGATAAACCAGTTATATTTGAGTTACCATTATTATTATAAGTTAATCTATTTGCTGTAGTTAACTCATGTATAGGAATGTTAATCATATAACCAGTCGCACCTACTGATCCTGCAGGTCCTGTTGCTCCAATGATAGCAGTGGAACTATCAAATGTATATTTTGTAATTCCAGTTGCACCAAGGATTCCTGTGGCACCAGTTAATGGATTCAAAATATAAGCCAAATCATATTCAGATAAACCAATAGATAAACCAGTTGCACCTGGATCGGGAACTAAGAATGATCCGTAATTTGAAGATGATATCAAATAATTTTGTATCATTCTGAATGATAAAGAACCATTTGTTCCTGGATCAACTGTAGATGATAGAATAATTGTTTTGGTAGTTCCATCATAATCAGTAACAGTTCTTATTTGTTTTGTAGTGTCTGGAAAAGTTATGATAATTGTATATCCAATATATTCGTCATCTTGATCGGATAACCCAGTTTCTCCTAAATCTAATTCAGAAAAAACAACTGATGGTGTTATAACCACGGTACCAAATATATTTTGGAAGAAATCTGGAATACCTGTTCCAATATTTCGCACGATATCATTAACAGTTGGACCTAACATAGATTTTCCTGGATCCAATTCAGAAACAACAGGAAGAATGGATGTTTTGGCGTGATCTATTGGATAATATTCTAATCTAGCAGTACCAGATAATTGAGAACCAAAAGTATGTGTTGGACCAGTCGACCCAGAAGTTGTGCCTGAAGATATGACTCTATACCAATTCCCATTTGATTTCAGAATATCATCGGCAGAAACACCAGTAGAACCAGACCAAAAACGATAACCCGGATCATAATTAGTGAGATAAGTTTTACCATTTATTGCAGTTGCTGGTCCAATAATTGGTGTAATAGAATAATTTGTAGTGAAACCAGTTGCACCTGATATTGTTACTGTGGGAGAGATGAAGTAATCTGTACCAGTATTTGTTATATCAACAGAAGAAATAAAAACGCCTGTAGAACCCCAGGATAGAGTTACTGTTCCTGAGGCATTTGCTCCAGTTGCTCCAGTAAATACAAGAGAATATCCACCAGGAGTCATATAATTAGAAATACCAGCATTAGAAATAATACAATCTATAATTCCAACAGTGTGAACTGGTCCAGTTGAACCAAACTCAGCACTAAAATTAGCTATAGAATTACCTGTTATCTTATAGAAGTTTGAACCGTTATATATTATATCTCCATTATATCCAACAAATGGAGGATAATATTGTAAGATCATTGTTCCATTAGGATATGATCCTTCTATATGAGTTGGTGGGTTTGTTCCAGGTTCTCCAGCTTGTGTTACTAGATAATAATTCTCATTCCAGTTAACAATATCATTTAGCACAAATCCAGTGGCTCCAGTTTGTTGCCATAATTTTGGAGTAGTTTCTATTCCAGGATACCAATGATATGGATCAAAAGAATCTCTTACAAATTTATTTCTTCTACTTAGAACTGAGGTGAATGTTTGGATGTATTCATTGTAATCTGTTTCTATTAAAATTTCTTGTCTTCTATAAATTCTAACAATAGATCCTTGTGGTAATGCTGGAGAAAATTCTATTGTATTAGCATCTTGCATAGTAAAATCAGTACCATATTTTTGCAAAACACCATCTACATAAACAGTCAAGACTTTATCTGCAACACCAGATAGAATCAACTTAGCCGTTCCATTTGTTTGTTCGCCACTAGTGATAGATGGTGGTGTCGATCCAAATGTTCCTGGCCCAGAAACAATAAAGACATAATCATCAGATCCGGATCTTAAAAATATCTTAGTTGGATTTTCTAAAGTTCCTACAGAAACAATATCTCCGGCTTGCCATTCTGTTCCATTATTCAATAAAGAAGCAATATCGAAAGTCGATTGACCTAATGGATCAGTTACAAAATAAGTGTATTGTTCATAATAAGCATTATAGTTATCTCTCTCATCGTATAGAGATTCATCTCTAACAGATAGAATTCTAGAAAAATATCTTAGACCAGCAGGATGTATTGTTTTTTCTAAGATTGTTCCGAAGATTCTAGCAGATTGATCTGAAATAATCTCATATGAGAAATCTTGATAATATTCTGAATCTTGAATCTTCTTTGCTGAAGAAGGCTGTCCATCAGTTCCAATATACTCACCATCATATTTCAATAATCCAGAAAAATTAGCAGTAAATTCTGCTCCTTGACCACCTTCTGTATTCGAAGCAGTAATATTTGGTTGAGTTTGATAATTAAAACCGAAATTTTGAATCTTATAATCTGTAATAGAATTAACCGAAACTTGTGATAACGAATGAATTTGATGTAAACCAGTAGATCCTAATGAAACCAATAATCCTGTAGTTCCTGCAATAGCACCTGCGTAAGTTGTGTATAACTGAACGCCAGTTGACCCAGTTATTCTTGCGTAATAAGTTACACCATCATTTAGACCTAATGCTCCAGTTGCGCCTGCAGGACCAGTTGTTCCATTAAATGAATATAATAACCCACGTCCAGTCTTGAAATTGTGTGGAGTTTTGAATGTTATTGTCTTTGAAGATACATCTACATATGGTGTTTCTAATAACTTAGATAGAGAATGAACTTTTGTTCTTTCAGATAAATTATTCGATTCAACAGAAACCAATGATCCAGTAGTTCCTGCAATAGCACCTGCGTAAGTTGTGTATAACTGAACGCCAGTTGACCCAGTTATTCTTGCGTAATAAGTTGCGGATTCTTTTAATCCAATTGGTGATAGATATAATTTATGTGTTTGTACAGTTCCTGATTGAGAAAGTCCTATTAATCCTGTCGATCCTAGAGTAGAATTAAAGTAAGAATCATATAATCTTACATATCTTCCACGAATATCAGAATACATTTTCGCAGTTGCTTCTGCGTTTCCAGATGAAAATGTAATTGTAGGATTAATTCCATAACCAAAACCATGATCGGTAATTGTGATTGAAGTAATACCAGTTGCGCCATTAATTAATCCAATATTTGCTGTTGCTAATGCATTACGTCCTATAAATTCCCAATAACCTGTTGCACCAATACTATGAAGTGGCGTTGATGTAGAATTAGGAACTAATGCATAAGATCTGTAGAATTTAGTAGATACACCAGTCGCACCAGGAATCGCAAAATTGACTCCGATTATTGTTCCCTGAACAAATCCTGTCGATCCAATATTAGATCCAGTCGCACCAATGAAGAAACCAGTTGCACCATTATAGAAACCAGTTGCGCCTGTCGCTCCAGTAAATGGATTTGAAAATGTTATAACTGGTGCAGAAGTATAACCAGAACCTGGTTCTGTAATTTCCACTTCTGCAACAATCTTAGAATCATCGTTAAATGAAATTCTTACCCAATAAGTCTTATTATCATTTAAACCTATTACACCAGTAGCACCTTCAGGACCAGTTGCACCAGCAAACGAATAAATTACTCTATCCCCATCAGAGTAATTATGTAGATTATCTAGAATAATACAATCATTTTGAGCGTCAACATTTGAAATTATATCGAATTCTGCAATAGGAGTGTCTATTTCACTGTTATTCAAAGAATACACTACGGAATCGCCGTTACTATAATTATGTGATGTGTTGAATGTTATAGTCTTTGAAATAGTATTCACATCAGTTTTAATATCAAAAGATTTAGAGACTTCTCCAAATTCACTTGAAATATTTAAATATTTTGGCTCATCGATTACAGTTCCTACTTCAGTTACTCTTGCTAAGAATGATGAATCTGTGATAATCTGATCATCTATAGAATAATTTATGCCGCCATCTAAGATATTCAAGGAAGAAATACAAGGACGAATTACAGCAATAGATTGTTCTGATCTAGTTTTAGCATAAGAATAAACTTTAATTTCTTCATCATTTTCAAAAGTACCATTAATTTCATTTAATCTTAGTTCCAATGTCAATCCGCCGCCAGCTGCCACATCAACAACAGATTGAATTGTTGCAGTTGCACCTGAATCAACACCAATAATCCTTTCGCCCAGATAAGATTCAGTGAATGATTCTTCGGTTTCTGAAGGATTTGATGGATTAACACGTATAACAAAATCTTCCGACCATTTTCCATCAGATACTCTGAGCATATCTGTTTTAGGATAATAGATTTCTACATCTGAATCGAATAGAATTCTGAACAAGAATTGAATTGATTTCTCTGCACCCTTTGAATTATAGAATTGTTTGATGAACTTAATGAATTTTCTAACATCAACTTCTCTCGATTCAACTAAGTTATCTGTCTCAAGATACAATTTATCAGGAATATTTGGAATTAATTCTCTTCTTAAAGATTGTATACATCTCTCAATAGTTTCATCAATATCTCTAGAATATTGTGCTGCAGTTACAGAAGCATTCAATCCACCAAAATCTGTTGTGGTTACAGTTTCTAAAACAGCTCCAGATCCTCCGCCACCAGTTATAACAGCTTTAGGTTCTTCTTCTTTAGTATATCCAGAGCCAGGATTTGTTATGACAATTTTCTTAACTGCACCAGAATCTAAAATTGGTGTAGCACCTGCTCCTGATGCGGAACCTGCTCTTGGATCAGTTATATATTGGCCAGAATTATTCTTTGTAGCGAAATATACAACAACGGATTCCGGTCCGCCTTCTGTTACATATTTTGAAGAAACATTAGCAAAAGAATAAACTCCTGTTGCTCCGGAATGCCATGGTCCTGCAGTAAATTTGTGGGTTTGATCAATTATTGTAGAAGATAGATTTATTAAACCAGTTGATCCAACAGATAAAGCACTTGTTCTATCATAATACATTTTAACAGAGGTTGGTGAAGCAACACCAACCCAATAAGTTTGATTGTCAGTTAAACCAATTATCCCTGTTGAATTAGATGGTCCTGTTGCTCCATTAAATGAATATATCACTTCATCGCCGCTGGATAGATTGTGTGAAGTACCAAAAGATATCACATCAGTCGAACCGTTAGCTGAAGTTGTTGAAAATGTTTTTGTAATTGAAGAAGAAGTTGTTGATTCAGTTACAGAATAAATCTTATTATTGAAACTAAATCTTTGTCCTTTTGTATATGATGTATTTCCAGCCCATTCAGATACAGGATTGTAACCAGATCCGCCTTCTATAACTTTAACAGCAATTATCTTTCCTTCTTCAGAATCTAAGAAGGAATAATAATGTTCCATTAATTCTAAGAAAAGAGGATATTCTTCTCTGATATATTGAGGAATCTGAGATTTGATGAAAAATTTCTTTTTATGAGGAATATGCATTTATTACTCTACTCTCATATTTATGTTCACATCAGTATCGACGATTGCTAGAATATTATTTCTAGCTGACGCAACTGTGTATTCAACAGGTTCTGCAACAACATCTAAAGTGTTGTCTGTATTGACAACAGATGATGGTTTTAAATTTGTTATCTTAACTAAACCTGTATTATAATCTATCGTCCCTGCATTAGTTTTAACAATAACTTTGTTGCCTGAATCTATTTTGTAAATTCTAATTAAACCAGTTGAATCATCTTCTAAGAAGAATTCGTCATTAGTAGCACCCAACGTGGAATCATTTAAAGCTCTAAATCCGGTAGCAGATCTGAATGTACTTGCTCTTAAAGTATTTTGAAAATCTATAGTGTATGTAGATGTAACATCGATATTTACATTGACATTTTTTCTTAATTTGATAAGAGTATAATTTGAGATAATTGAATTAGCAGTTTTATCGATTTCGTTTACGAATTTAGAATAAGAAAATCTAGTTCCAAATTTTATCAATTCTTCTGAATTATACGACATAATCTTATCTAAGATAAGTGATTTCAATTCGGCAGAAGTATATATCGTTCTTTTCGCATTATATAGAACGGAAGTATTTATCTGTATAAAAGTGTAATCTGCATCAACAATTTCCGGAATCACAGTCAATATATTCTTTGTTTCTAATATATTGGTTAATATTTCTTGTTTTACTGCATTTGTAATTCTAAAACCATTTTTAGGTTTGAATGATATGAATACTTTTCCGTAAATTGGTGGAATATTTTCTTGTCCTCCCCAAACTGAGATAGATTCCGCTTGAGGATAATCTCTTTCTAGAAAGAATTTGTAATCTTCCGCTGTTACTGCTCTTCCTTGAGTTGTAAAATTATTCAAAGCATTAATACGAATAGATTCTATCGATTCTTCAGAAGCTCCACCATATGTAGTCTCTATGTTATCGAAGACGATATCAGAAGAACCAAATGATTCTAATCCGATTCCTCTACCAGCACCTATAGTATCTGACAGAGTCAATTTAGATATTCCGTTTGCTTTATCGCCAGAAGAAGTTTGGAATGAAATAATGATAGTTCCTGATTCTGGCTTCATTCCAAGAACACCATCACCAAATTGTATTACATAATTTCTATTAGTAGATTCAAATAGATAAAAGATTTGTGATTCGGAATCTAAGATAGTTATATCTGAAACAAGATTATAAGTTTGTAGATCTCCAGAAGTTCCAGCTTCTTGATTATAAACTTCGATAGATTCTGTATCTATATTGAAATTATTGATATAAAACTTATCTACTGGATTTCCATCAGCATCTGTTGCGTTGTATTGTATGGATAATCTCGTTCCTTCACGCAATTCAACATCAGTAAAAGTATATCTATTTCCATCTGATATAGCTGATACTGCTTTTGTTGGTTGGAATATATAAGTCGTCCCATCAATATCACCGACAAATTTAATTGTTTTATCTAATGTTAAGGAACTATTAAGAGGATCTGTTGTTGGAATTCTAAAAGATATTTTTGTTTTTGACGACTTCTTAGATCTTGGCGCATAACCTAAATTCTTTGCAATAGAAACAACTGAAGATCTTAATTGAGCAGTGTCAATGAAATTTTCATTCATTGCCATATTAAGATATACTGCATTATAATGTGTATTATAAGCAAGTATATCCATAACAAGAGATAAACCAGATCCTTCGTAATTGTAATCAGTAAATGATGAATTATTCGCAATAAATGCAGCAATATTACCACGAATTGTTTCGAAATCTAATTCTGAAACTAAATTTACTGTTTTATTCGCCATGTTATCTGACTCTTTCTAAATTGACTCTTACTGATACCGGATCTTGAATATTCACAATATAGAAATAAATTTCTACATCAATGGAATTTAAATCTGAAGTTTCTTTTACATCTACTCTAATCAATTTTGCTCTTGGCTCAAAATTATTTATAACATCTTGAACAGAAGTCTCTATTATAATTGAAGTTTCTGATGTAATATTTTCAAAGAGAGAACCATATATTGCAGAACCTATTTCTGGATGAAATAATCGTTCAGAGAATTTCGTTAGAACAAGATGTTTAACAGATCTCTTTACAGCATCTATATCTGTTAAGGTGTATATATCTTTTGTTTTTGGATTTTTGGTGAAGGAAAGATCGATATCTTTGTATCTATTTTGGATAGTCGAAGCCATATTCGTATTTATTATGATAGAAATGGTAATGTTGGAATACTAGAAAGTGTATTGGAAGCTGTATTTAAAGTATCAATTGTTGTATTGATTGAAGCGTAAATTGTATAATATTCAGAATTTCTAGGATCTATTGCTGCTGGTAATTTAGGAATTTTCTTATCGCCTTTTCTTTTCTCATCAAATAGTTTATCTATTTTCTTGAAATTATTTGCAATAGCTTTGACATTATTTACTGTTGCTTCCATATTATTTGCTATATTAGCAACAGCAGCTGCAGTATTTGCAACATCATTAACTACATTTAATGCTGAATTCACATTTGTAATCACTCCAGTCGCATCAACTCCAAAAGAATTTATTGTACTTGCCAAAGAATTCATTGTAGATAATGAATTTGCAATACTCGCAGCATTATTATTAATATATTCGTTCATTTGATCGATAGAATCTTGCACTTCTGCTGTTGTATTATTTACAGTTATTCTTTGTTCATTCGAATCAACAACATCAACCCAATAATCAGAAGTTCTTGTCAATGATGCTGATTGAATCGTAAGTGTTGATGTGACATTATTTATAGCAAATAGTGATTGTTGAAAATTTGAAGGATTTAGATTTGTTGTTAGTGATTGTAATGTATTTGCTGTATTTTGTATTTGCGATACTTGTGATACTGAAGCAGTCAATGCAGAAGATAACTCATTAGAAACTAATCCTCTACGTTCTAATAAAGAAATTGAATCGAATGCAGCGGAACTAATTGATCTCCATGAAACGGGTCTATTGATGAATGGTGCAATTATATCTGCAATTTCTTGAGCCTGCGCAGCAGCATCTAGGATCTTCAACAATTTCGCATTATTGATTGGAAAAGAAAATGTTGGTAATTTCGGTAATGGCATATTTTTATGGATCGAAAGTTAACTTTATTGGGGGTAATGGATTTTCTTTTGGAAATTTTCTTGTAACAATCGGCGATTCTAAATTTATTCTTTTGAAAGATTTAAGATTGATTATATTTGTCAATGAAGTTAAATCTAATGACCCACCAGCAATTATTTTTGTTTCTAATTTTGAACCAACTGATGTAGAGATATCAGATTGAACTGTTGTATTAGTCGAACTATCAATTACTGTTTTAATTCCAGAAGAAATATTAGATTTAACTGATGAATACAAATAACAATTTGTTTGCGAAGTTATATTCATATTTAAGATAGAAGATAATCCCATAGATCGATTGGAAACTAAACTTATGTTTCCTTCTTTTGTAGTTGTAGTAAAATTTTTCTCTACTGTGGTATTCATACTTTCAGCACAATTCAATGTTATACTTCCACCAGATGTGAGATTAATATCTTTCTTTGCAGTTAGACTGATATTTTCTTCGCAAAATATCGTTGTATTTTTCTTTGCATGAATAGTCAATTTTTCATTCGCTTCTACGTTTATATCGTTTCCAGAGTATACATTGACTCTTCCTTCTGCAGTTATATTAACAGATCCTCTAACAAAGATATTATCATCATCTAAGATAATTGTATAATTCGTTCCATTGATCTTTGTTATCTTATGAGCTTTTCCTTCTTCTTCATAAACTTCATAGAAAGTTCCGCATGGGTGATATTCATGTATTCTTCTATGATCTTTAGTATCATCCCATTCTTTTACTATTCCACGTTCAGTTTGGAATACTTTATTAAATGGATATTTTGCTTTGTATGGTGGGTTTGGTTCTAACCATGCAGTATCTTGACCTTTTGGTCTAGGTTTACCATCGTTAGAAACTTCTTCAAGCGCAACTTTAATTGGTTTACCTTCATTAGCAAGCGAATTCTTTCTTATTTCGATTACTGTTTCTTCTATCTTTTCTGCTCTTGCTAATCTATTGGTATCAGATTCACCAATATAATCATCTTCAGGATAATGATTGAATGGATCAGAGAACCCAATGTTAGGTCGTGTTCTTTCTTGTGGAATACCGCCAATAGTTCCAAAAACTACAGGTTCTTGACAATTATCTCCATCTCTAAAGAAACCAACAACCCAAGTTCCTTCAACTGGTCCAACAGGAGTATCTCCAATTCCATTCATTGATGCAGAAGTTATGGGAAGAATCGGAAATGCCCAAGGTAAATCCTCTGTGGGAATTTTAGTTTTATCTTCTGTATGTAATCCAAGAATTCTCACACGAACCCGACCCAATTTCAATGGGTCGAATCTATCTTCAACAACTCCTTGAAACCAAACAAACCGATCATATCCTAAGAAACCATTAGCAATCATATTATCCGACCTGCTTTCTCAGTGTTTCTTTACAACATTCGATAGTCATATTATATTGCACTTTTGTTATCGTGTGTCTTATATGTGTTATGAGTAAATTACCTTTATAATACTCATCAAATTTAGTTTCACCACCAGGTTCTGGAGAAGGTAGATCGAAATAAACAACATCTCCAGACTCTAGAGTACAATCTCCTGGTAGAGTTATTCTAATCTTAAATAAATCAAGTGAAGCCAATCTATGTGTTCTTATAGAAGATATTCTTTCAGTAAAGTTTGGATTTTCTAATGTTCCTGTTGAATTATAAATGATTAAAGAATCTTTATAATCTTTAGAATCAAATCTTTTTCTTTTAGAATCATATACTCCAGAATACATTTTATTTTCTTCTAGATGATTTAATGAATCGAATTTATCTTCATAATTGAATACAGTTTTCGTCCATTTCTTATTAGTAATATCGTGTGTTAGAAGTGTATTATTAAACAACCCATTTGCATTATTTGTGATGGTATTAAATGAATTTACAACTTCATAATTGTATGCATTTGCATATTCGAAATTAGATCCTAGATTCTGATCTATATTTCCTGGTCGAAAATATATAATTTTTCTTGGGGCATATGTTAGCATATCATCTAATGAAAGAAACCAATATTTGCTGCTCGTTTGATCTGTGAATCTACTTAAAGTATAATTTTTTCTATCGGAAGATGTTTGTCCATCATTGTATAACGTCTGGAAGAAAAAGAAAGTTGGTTTGCCGTATGTTTCTGAAACTGCTCTCGAAGCCAACCAATTAATAGTCTTTAATGGAGTCCAATTAGGAATAATAACATTCGAAATACCAACTGTTTTTTCAATCTCATACGTTGTTTCTGTGTTAAAATCTAAGAATATTTTTTCGAGAATATTTGAGATAGTATTATTAGTAAACGATTTAGATATTCGAATATTTCTATCAAGAACAAATTCTTCTGATGTAAAGTGTATTTCGTATGATTGTGCACGCTCATTAATCATGGTTCTATTTTTAATATCAATTATTCTGCCAACAAACGTGAAGGATTTGGATCTCTTCTCACCAGAATCTTTATTCTTACTGATTGGTTTCTGAGAAGTATGCTCACCAACAGAAACTTGTATTACGATTATCTCATTTCCCATAATAGGAAGCGAGTTAGAACCAGATATTAAATTCAAAGCATCATCAACAGAAACCCATCCTGTTAGTGTTGGTGAATATATAGATTCAAATATATTGATTTCAGTGAAAATTGCGCTGATGTCAATCGTTCCTGTTTCCGAAATCAATGTTAATGATTTTATGTCAAAATTACCTGCTTGTATCTTTGCCATTTTATTGTGTTAGTGATCTAAATGTGTCTTCAAAAGTTTGAATGTAAGATGAATTGCAAACTAAGATATTTCTTTTTGCTTCATTGGTTTCAAATTCTATATCATAATTACTCTTAGGGTATTTCATAGTTCGACCATTTTCAGTTAATGGTCTTGAAGTTTGAGAATCTATATCAGTATATAGATAATTCACAAGAGGAACTTCAATGAAATATTCTGCATCTTCTAGAGGATCATCGGAATATCTATCATAAGCTTCTCTTATAAAATATTTGTGAGTAGTTTGTGCTGCTGAAATTGTTCCATATTCATCTACAATATATTGTTCAAATTCACCATAAGAAAGTGGAAAATCATAAAATCTATCTAATCTATTATTGATAATCATAATAGTCCAATAGTAATTTGGATTACCATATAATGAGTTGGAAATTGTTTCGATATTTTCGCCATCTTTTATAACATACTTGTAGTAGATGGATTTATCGTCAATGAGCGATTCTCTTCTAACAATTCTTACAGTGATATTTTTAAGAAGAAGATCGATGTTACCTGATGTGTCTAAGAAGTTTGGATATAGAACGTATGGAAATGGTGAGAAATATGACATATTTAATATTCTTCGTTCTGTTGTTCAAAATCGTCTTGTGTTAAAATTTCTGTTTCTTGAAAATCCATAACAAGTTCAATTTCTACTGGTGCTCCATCAGAATCTTTGAAAGTTACAAAATTTTTACCACCACCATAAGAAACTTGTAAATTTTTAAGAATACATTTCTTAGTTCTGAACAAATATGTGTTATTCTTACCAGAATTAAAAAATAATAATTCAAACTCTGATGGATATTTAAATAAAAAACTTCCTAATGTTAATTCTGGATGCATTGATGCTTTCAATGTTTTAATTATGTTCTTTATTGCTTCAGAATCAGATTTTTTCTTTGCTATCAAATTGTATGTGATTTTAAAATCTCTAAACTTAACACCATTCAATAGTAATTCTTGGTGTGGATTTATAGCTAAACCTGTTATGGCCGAAGACGCTTGACCTATTTCTTTAGTCGGAATACTTTTAAAAAACTTATCTAAACCTGATGCAATTACTGCTTTTGTTGAGTTCTTCCCTAAAACTTTGGATAAAGTATCAGCTACTGCACCAACACTTTTACCAATTAATGATGAACCCAAACCAGTTAGAGAAACGTCTTCATATGAGACCGAATAATTTGTTGCAATTGACAGCGGTGTTGGTAAAAAAATTGTTGTTTTAACTGAACTTGTTTGCGATTTACTTCTTATATTAGATGCTTCTGGCTGGCCTAAGAAAATATTATTCATTGGTAATCCATCAGCATTATACACACCAACTTGAGAAAAATCGATATTAGAAGCAGTTGTTTCATATATTTTTATGCACAATTGATTTGTACCAAATCTCTCTTGCATATTTGTAGGATAAGTAATTTTTTCCATACTCTTATTTATTGAATAGTTCTTTCTCTGTTAATACAAGAAAATTCATATCATATTTCTTAGCAAAGTCTTTTGCAGCATTCCATTTTGCTTGATTTATTACATAAGTGTGTACAGAAGATATATATGATTCTGTTATTCTCTTAGGTCTTTTTGGTTCAATAGTTTGATTATATGGTTTGACTTCAATCAAATATTTCTTCAATGATCCTTCTTTTGTTCTCGCTTTAAAATAGAAATCAACAAAATATCTATGCATCCTATTATCTATTGGAGATAGATAAGGCACAATAACCTCTTCCGATCCGTATTCTAAAATAGATTGATTGTGGTCTAGATACTTCAAAAATCTCAATTCCCAGGTAGATCTCCAGATAATATTGGATGAATCTCCTTTATATTTTTGTGGGTATTTTGGAGTGTATTTTCCCGAATATGCCATATTTGTATTTATTATAAATAATAAGATATGAAATCATTAAACGACTTCAAAGCGGATTTAGAAAAATTTGGAACAGTCAGACAATCTAGATTCGACATATTACTACCTAACGAAACTGTTAATCTATCATTTCGCTGCGAATCTTTAAATATTCCTGGAATACAAATTCTAACAACAGATTTTCATCTATATGGCGGCGAACCAATAGTTAAGATTCCAAATGGAAGAGCAAATGATGAAGTTCAAATGACTTTTTTGGTAATGTCCGATTTAAGAGATAAGTATTGGTTTGAAGAATGGTTACACAAAATCTCTAATTTTGAGAATAATAATGTAGAATATTATGATGATGTTGCTAAAGATATTTGGATTAATGTATATAATGAAACACCAAATCCTAAACCTACAGATGCATTGGTTACGCCATTAGGTGGATCTGCGCAAAGAGTGACATTCGAAGGACCAGACACACTAAAACAAGTGTATGTAGTAAAATTAACTAACGCAATTCCAACTAGAGTCGAAATGATTCAAGTATCTTGGGCGGATACTGATCAATTAATGAAATATACAGTTAATTTTTCATACGAATCATTAAAAATAGAATCTTATGCAAATAGAACAGGAAAAACTTTTCAACATTTAGATAAAGTACAAAAATAAGGATAAATTATGTTACCTAAATTATCGCATCCAAGTTATGAAGTGAAGATACCTTCTAACAAAAAGATTTATAAATTCAGACCATATACAGTTAAAGAACAAAAGTTTTTGCTTATGATGCAAGATTCCGATTCAATCGACGATTTAACTAGATGCATTACGGATCTCATAGAATCTTGTTCATTGACACCAATTTCTACTGATAAGTTGACTTATTTTGATATAGAATATTTGTTCTTGAAGATTCGTTCAAAATCAGTTGGTGAATCATCAACAGTCTCTTATAAATGCAATAATCAAATTGATGGCGAACTTTGTGATACTGTAAATGAATTGGAAATTTCATTGGATGACGTTGAAGTATCTTTCGAGAATTCTATTCCTGGAGAAATCAAATTAACTGAAGATATCTTTATTAAATTAAAATATCCAAACGCAAAATCTGCAAAAGCATTAGAACTATATAACGTAACAAAAGATATAGATTATCTAACAGAAGCCATCAATGAAGATTTGGAATCTATAATGGATTCCGAAAAAATTTATGACGATTTCACACAAGAAGAATTAAAAGAATTTCTAAATTCTTTAGATTTAACTGTATTCAAAAATATTCTTCAATATTATATCAATACACCAAAATTAACAAAAAATGTGCAATTTAAGTGTAGAAAATGTGATTACTCTGAAACAATTATTCTATCTGGTTTATCGGATTTTTTCGTATAGCAATTAATAATGATAATTTGATGAATTACTATATCAGTAATTTTACTATGGCACAATTCTATCACTATTCTCTTTCTGAACTTGACGATATGTATCCTTGGGAAAGAGAAGTATATTTGTCATTACTAAACAAACATATACAAGAAGAAAACGAGAGAAGAAAGAATGCCAAAAATTAGAAATACAAAAGATAAATTGAATAACTTGATGGATGTATTGGTCGCAAATTCAGAGCGCACCAATAAATCAATCGAATCAATATCAGAACAGATTTCTTCTCTCTCAGATCTTCTAGTTGCTGAAAGAACTCTTTCAACAAAACAATATCGTAAAGAATCTATATTAAAACAACGTTCCCTAAAATTAGAAACAGCAAATAAAGCATTTCAAGATGAGTTAGATGAAATAAAATCTAAAAGAAGACAAATACAATCTGAAATTAATTCTATTCTTGAAGAAGAAAGAAGAATACAAAAACAAGAAAGAAAAGCTGAACAAGAAAAATCGACTTATTATAGTAGAACAGCAAAAAGTGAATTTGAATCTGGCAATCTGATAAGTGGGTTGTTCTTATCATTTCTAGGAAGAAACGAAAAGACTGCAGAAGGAATTCAAGAAGAAAATAAACAAGCTGATAAAGAAGAAAGAGATCTAAGAAAGAAAAACCTAATCGATGAATTGACTGCTCTTAAAGAAGAAAGAAAACAGTTAAGAAATGATATTAAACGAGCATTCTCAGATGGTTTTGAACCACTAGTTAATTTAACTACATCAAAATCAGTTATTCAAGAAAATACTCAAACTCAAGATATGATCTATGAGATGAGAGATAAAACAAAAGAAGATAATTATAATAAACAAATTTTAGATAAAATTACAACTATAGATGATGATGTCACTAAGATTGAAAAATCGTTATTGGATCTCAATAAGAATATAAATACAACCACATCTAATTCTGGTATAGTAGATCTATTATCTTCTGCAAATCAACTCAAAAATTTACCAAGATTATTGAGACCATTAACACAAATATTAAGACCGCTTATGAATGTACTATCTCTTCCAGTTTTGGGTGGGATTGCTGGAGCAGTAGCATCATTCAGCGGTTTCTTTTCTTTATTAAATAAAGATCAAGATCTATACAATAAAAGAAAAGAAGAAGAACAGAAGTCAAAAGTAGAATCTGCAAAACAACAAACTGCAAGAGAAGATGCAATAATAAGAAGAGATGTAGATATAGAAATACAAGGAATAGAAGCTCGTGGAGCTACTATAACTCCAGATATTTTAGAATCTTATGCTAAGACATACGAACAGAAAGGAGAAAAAAAGAAAGCATTAGCATATAGAGAAAAAATCAAAGAATTAAAACCTAAAGAACAACAAATACTACCACCAACAGCTGAAGAAGCAACATATGACGCTGCTGATTATGATATGAAATTAGAGAAAGAATCAGAAGCAGTTATGGTTCAATCTCTTACTCCATCAACAGCAACTGTTGCAGAAAAAATATCCGAAGAATTACCGCTGTATAAGGCACCAGTACCAACTAAATTAGAACAACCAACAGTTCAACCCACAAAAACATTTGTAGCAAAAAAACAAAATGTTCCTACTAAATCTAGTATTTCAGCTCCAAAAGTTGGTGTAATTAAACCAAATATGGAAATTGGTATTATAGACAGAGCATTGGGTGCGATTGGATCTATTATTCCCACAAGCTTCGGAAGTTTAGGAACTCCTGCTATGGCAGCAACTACCATTCCACCAAAATATAAACCACAACCCATTATTCCTGTCAATAAAGAAGATAAGTTCGACTCATTAGTTAGAAAGTTTTCTATATCAGAATCACAAGGTAATACTGGAATAATAAATTCAATTGGAGCTGCAGGTAAATATCAATTCTTAGAATCTACTGCAATGGAACAAGTCAAAAAAATTGCTAAAGAAAGACCTGACATTGCTAAAAAATTCGAAGGAAAGACTTTTGCAAATTTACAGAATAATGAAGAATTTCAATCTCGTATTAAAAGAGGAGAAATCAAGAATGTATCTGAATTTATAAAAACAAATTATCCGGATAGTATATCCGCAACAGTTGCTTCATTATCGAATGAAGAGCAAGAAGCATTATATAAAAAATTCATACAACCTTTAATTGAAATAAAAGGAAAAGAAAATATAACATTCGGCGATATAAAGTCATATGGGTTTGCTTCTGGTAAATATCCAGAAGCATTAAAAAAAGGAAATATGAATCTACCAATGTATGATGTTAAGAAAAATGCGGAAACTTTTAAACAAAATAAAGAGTTCTTTAACTGGGATACAAATAAAGATGGAGTGTTAACTGCACAAGAATTGTATGATGCTACATCTAAGATGGAACCAAAAGTAAAACAGGTGGAAACTCAAACACCAAATATTGGTTCCAAAATATATTCTGCATCAGTTATGAATAAAGAATTGAATTCATCAATGAATAATGGGGCGACTATTATCGCCCCACAAACTAATATCGTAACAAACAATACTCAAACTGCTAATAAAAATGTAAGAGAAAAACCACAAGAACCTAATAACACTGCATTCTCATATATAGTCAATGCATTGACTTATTATGGTTTTAGATCTTAGAAGAAAGACTCTAAAGTAGAACCAACAGTTTGTACCTTTGGAGTCTTATCTCTTAGTCTTAATTCAGCATGACCAGTAGTCTTTCGTACATAATAAGTACAATAATTTGGATACTTCGCTGCTAAGAACTTAGCAGAGGTATCGATTCTTTCTGCTGTTCTTGTTTCCTGCATACCACCAGGTTCCTTGTAATAAGCAGATTCAACAGTGAGATAATTCACTCTAAGAACAATCCCATCATTGTCATAATACTTTAGAGTGCGTTCGAAGTCTTCCTTATCTTCAAGTTCTACCATAGCAACGTCAGAATGACGATTAATAGTTCCATAACAAGAACCAATGATATAATATAGACCTTCACCAATATTATCTTTCATGAAGAATGGATTAGAAGCAGCATAGATCCCCCAAATCCAAGATCCTTTTTCTTCACAAGTATTAAATGCCAGATCAATATACTTCAGAAAATCAGTAGTTTCTACTAAAGTCTTTTCGTCTTGTCTAAAATTAATAGCAACCAGATCGTCATCACACCAAACAATCTTCTGAAGGTGATCAAAGTATTTCACAATGAAGTTACGATTACCTGCAAGTGTAGGAACAGAATCAACAAAATTTGGAAGATATTCAGGATCAGACAAAACACAAGAAGCACTATATTCTTGTTTTTCTGATGGATCTGATAAGAAACAATAGATAGATGTAGGATCAACACCATTTCTCTTTAGAGTCTGAAGTGTTTTAGAAGCGAAAGCTTCAGCTCTTCTATATGATGGAACTGCGAAAACGATATTATTCATTCAATTTACTCCATTTCACTTTTTTATGTAGCGATTTACCAAATCCATTATATTGAATTATTAGATTAGGATTATTCCATTTTTCTTCTATATATTTAATATTATTCAATAAATTTTCTTCTTTCCTAATATTTAGATCATAACCACCAACTCCGTTATTTTTGTAATTGCCACGATTAATCATATGAAAGTTTACAAGAAATTTATTGAATTTCAATAGACCACCATATTTAATATGGTGCGCCACAACATAATCGAAATCTTCTATACAAGAAACATCGTTATCGAATCTAACATTATCTTGTGATTTATGTAAAATAAACTGACCGCTGATCATACCTTTCTTTGAAATAGAATCGTTGGCATAAAATGGATTTGTGTTAGAAGTTACTCCAGCGATATAATAAGGAGAAACAGATAATTGTGAATACATTTCGTCGATAATTTGAGACAAATGCATATCTTTGGATTTCTTCTTACCATTCACAATATCTAACACCTTAGAAGATATCCAATCATCATCCATTGTAACACAATATGTATTTCTATTAAAGGAGAAATCTAAAGCAGCATTCAACTGCTTCGATTTCATTGGAAGTGTTCCTTCAACAGGAATTACATTTTTTGCACCAGCTTCTTTATATGAATTTTCGCTTCCCTTTGGAACAAACCAAAAGTGTTCTACATCAGACAATACTTTTGACATTACAGGAACTGTAAAAGACCTATTTGCAGATTGAATCGTATATGTAATCATTAGATATCCAATACACCTGCTTTTCTACCATAAATCTTTTCTTCAATCTCGGCAGCAAATTCATGCAGACCATTATCTACTAGATATTTGTACCATTCTTCAGTATATTCCCATCCAGCTGATACACCATTCCATCTTTCATGCCAAAGAGGATGATTCTTATTCTTTCTTCTAGACTCGATGAAATTGTATCTAGTATCTTCATAAGTCTTAGACCTACAATCTGCCATTTTCTCACGCATATAACATACAATAGAAATTCTTTCATGTAAACCGGATTCTGAAGAGATTGGCGTGTTACCATGAATCTCATGAATATCCATAGCAAGAAAATCGCCAGGCTTCACTGAAACAGCTGCACGATATTCAGGGAAGATTAAATAACAACCATTCCAATCAACACCATTATAAGTTGTAGTTAGATTGCCAAATCCACCCTTGAAATCACCAGCATCTCTATGCGCCGCAGTACGATAATTCTTATTCACTGTTACAGTTGTATAAACAGATTCACCAATTCTGAAGGCTGGATCTAGATGAGACATAGCTTCTTTTTGAACTTCAAATCTTCCTGGAACCAATTCTCGGAATTGTTCAGAAACAGCTTCAATAAATGGAATTGCTTTTTCAAACTTCTCTTTATTATTAGCTGTATATGATGTTAGTCTACAATACGGTATCCTCGGATATTTGTCGTAGGAACCCGCAATACCAGAGAATACAGGATTAGCATAAGAAGTATCAGAGATCCAATCATTAATAATTTCTACTTCTTTCATACGTTCTTCATATGATAGAAGAGCAGTCTTATGAACCCAAGAATCAAAATCAAATCCTTCTGGTCTCTTAAGAGTTAACCAGACTCGACCTCGTGCAGAAACTTCTTCCGGATTCTTCTTGAATTTTTCATAAGCTTCAGCAATTGGATCTTCAGATGTAACTGTAGTCATAGAACCAGATAAGATATCAATCAATCTTTCTTGAAGAGCTGTAACCCAATCTCTTCTAGTAGATTTTTCAGTTCTAGGACCAGCAGCAATACCACGATTTTGAGATTCACCAGCAGCTTCTTTCAAACCTTCATAAGCCATCTGCACTAGCTCTGGTGGAAATACTCCTTTTCTAAATTTAAGAAGTAGATTATGTTCACCATTTTGGATAACATTTCCTTCTGCATCAATCGTATGTTCTAGAGGTTTGTATACATCACAATCTTCTTCAATCAACATATCATAATGATTATCGTCTAAAAAATGACCGAGAATTGATTCATCAGGATATTTCTTTTCTAAATAAATAGTTTTCATAAGAACCCTTTATATTATTATACCTTATATGTGTTGGTGTGGCAAGCTTGCCACACATATATTTAGACGGACGTTTCCCAAGCCATATTACAAATTACCCAATCAGTTACACAATTCTCTTTAGTTATAAGATGTTGTTTGTTTACAGCAATCATTCTAGAACACCAATAATCCCAATATTGAATAAGTATTTCACTTTCAGAAAGTGTTACAACTTCTGGAATCATCTGGTTATTCGCATCAATTGTATAATCAGCAAAAGACCAATATCTCATTCTGGAATTTTCCATTCTCCATCTTCTGTACGACACTTAATTATTTTGGCTTTCTTTTCTTCGCCATCTATCATGACTCTAATATCGAAATCTTTACATTCAATTTTGGAATTATCTTTATAAATCACTTCTTTAGATTTTGTACTTCTACCAATAACAAATCCCAAAACACCAACACCCAAACCTATTGCGGTTGCGGCACCTGCAGAAATACCAGGACCAGTATTGTAATAATTACGTGTGTATCTTCGATCCCTGATTGGCGTATAATGTCTTGAATTATAATGATAACGATAATGATTTCTATATCTAGAATGTACCCATCTATCTGCATATGATGGGATTGATATTAAAAATAATAGAATTAATTTAAGCGATAACAGAATCTTGTACATAATCCTTAATCTCTTCTTTCTTTAAGATCTTAACAGCAAAGATGTTCTCTAACAGAAAACTTCGATAAGCAGTCTTATTTAGATCAAAAGCAGAAAAGACATAGGCATTTGGTTTTCTAATCTTATCCGTCTTTCTTTCATACACAGGAATCATACTTGGATTTGTTGTGCAAGTCATGACTCGTGTCTCTCCATCTTTCTTAACGAAGGAGACGACACAAACATTTTCTAATAGAGACTTAGATAACCAATTTCGATATTCGATCATCTCTTCAACAGTTTTAAATGTCATCTATTTATTTTCCTTATCACCAAAATAACTTTTATGCTGTTCAATTACTTTTTGAATATTTAATGTATCGTTAGTATGATTTAGATGGATTAAAAGAATAATGTTATGAATTGCTTTATACAGATCTTTAACATTGTTTCCATCTTTCTTTCCATAACGTGCGAGATATTCAATTGCATTTGAAATATAGGACGATTCTCCGTGTCCGATTGCCATAATAAGATCATTTACTTGTATATCTTTACCGTTAACATAATGTAATTTATAAGTTGATTCAATATAATTCTCAACATCAATGATAATTTCTTTTTCATTGTATTTAAACATTTTAAAAATGAACGATTCCTTTCAGATGCGTACGCTCTTCCTTATAATTGAATTGCCAAGAACGAACTAAAGCAGGAATAGAATGAATAACTGCATTCTGTATCGCTTCTAGTTCAACGAACATCTTACCAAGCCAATAGAAGCTTGTATAATTAGTAGTCAATGCAACCACCACATGAACAATCAGAAACACCATAGTCAAACCAACAATCATATTCATAATAATAGTATCCTATACACCCCATAAATTGTCAACGTCTTCTTTTTGTTCTTCGGGTAAGATCGTCAACATTACTTTACAACTTCTGAACATATATCTAACCTTTTCTTCATGTAAGTGATAGATGCTATCCTTATCCTTGAATGCCATCACGTTTTTTGGTGAAACAATTACTCTCTTAATTCCAGACTGTATTATTCCACGACCACAATCTACACAAGGGAAATGAGATACATACATATCACAATCAAGTAGACTAACACCCATTCGTGCTGCGTTATATATAGCATTCCGTTCAGCATGTTCAATCCAATAATATTTCTCAGGTTTGGCCCACTTTTCTTTATCTTTGTCATTAAATTCTCTAGGAAATCCATTATATCCAGTTGTTCTAATCTCATGATCCGGTCCTACAATAATTGCAGAAGTCTTTGTAGTATCCTTGGATTTCAAGGATACTACATCTAACATATTTACGAAATATTGATCCCAAGTCATATTACTCCTAGAAAATAGGAATTGTTGTGAAATAAGACTTATCTCTATTAAATCTCAAACCAAATCCAGCTAATGCTGGTCTAGTGGTTTTAATCTTCACAGAACCAGTTTTTCCTTTTGTTAGAGGGAAAGCTACATCTAGAGTCAGAGCAGTTTGTCCCTTTGCAGGAAGAGTTACTTTATCGGTATGAACAACATTACCTAGATTATCATAAAAATTAAATCCTACTTCTTGTGGATAATTTAAATAATTCACTAGAGCAAGACCAGTTGAGAACGACCCATAATTATCATATGGCATGGTAAATGAATCACGGTTTGGAATTGAACTCGGAACAGTTCCTTCGAATACAGAATTTGAATATGTTGCTTGTGCAACAACACCAGAACCATATACAGTCTTAATATCCAAAGAACCTGTCTTCAGTGTAACTGTATCTGACATAACAACATCAGTAGATCCGTTTCCGGGAACAACCACAGAATATTCTGACATATAATTTCCATTAACAAAGAATGGCGAATTTGTTCCAGAAGGATCATAAAATTTCAAAGTAACTAAACTAATCCAATTAGATGTGTTAGTTAGTCTTACAGTTGTTGTCCATCCACCACCAGATGCGATATGTGGAATCGTAGGATCTGTTGAAGTAGTAAATGTTCTCGAATCGATTACTGTAAGATTAATACCAACAGAAACAGAAAGTGATGGAACATTTTGTGTAAACGAGACGGGAATACTGTATGTTCCTACAGATAAACCATTATTTACAATAGACATCTTTACAATCTGATTTGTTCCTGGTGGAAGAAATCCTTGTACTGGCCAAACAAGAACAGCTTGCTGGTTAGATGGAACGATTGTAGTAAATGCGAATGAACTCGCATTTGTTGAAATCGTTACATCAGGTACAGCAACAATCGAATCTGTTGCTAAATCAAAAGTCACATTCACGCTTGACGGCGACAGAGTGGGTTGTGCTAAGATCAACCCAATACTAAAAATACTTGTTAAAAAAAACTTCATTTTTTCTCCTTATAATCATTCACATAAAATCCAGACCCATTAAATTTAATACCGCAGGTACTTGGAATTTTTTTTACAGAACACTCAGGATTCTCACATCCCGGATAACCAGTAATATCTTGATCCATTTTCAAGATTATCTCGAATTCTTTATTGCATACTTGACACTTAAAATCATAAATTGGCATCTTGTTTTCCTTTCAAATATCTTTCAATATTTAAGTAAGAAATATAATGTCGTTTTGGATTTCTTGTTCCATAATGTTCTGCGATAAGATCACACATTCGTTCAGAACCAACAGGATTTAAAGAATGTACTATACAGACATCAATAGGCCAGCGATTATTCTCTTTCATCCACAGAACGAAATCATACCCAGTTTTATTAGGAGATACATATGTCTCATCTTCATTATGGACATAATGATCTTCTGCTAGATCATGGTCTAACCAAGCTTCTTGAATCTCATTCTCTTGCATAATCTTTACTGCTTCATCATAATTCTTGGCAATCTTCCATTCACCAATGAATGGACAAGGACGAACATCATCTAACCAAAGTTTCATACATACTCTTTCTTTAAAACAGAACCACAATGTTCGCATTTCGTATAATTAACGAACGTTATATATTCTAAAGCATGATATGGACTTAATGTATAGTTCTGTGGTGATAATCTCTTCTTAACACCCTTCGAATCAATTCGATATGGAACATAATTCATAACCAATGAACCATAATCATCATTATAGGATTCGTTTAGAATCAAATAAGTTACTTCTTCACCATCTTCAATTCTAGTTTTTCTGTTTGTTTCTTCCATATAATATATATAACCTATTATCCATTATAGCTTGTTTTTCAGTTAAAGTCAATTTCTTGAGAAACTTCTTGATCGTATCTTCCGTTCCACCTTTTCGATCTTCAGCAACAATAGCAATCAAAATATCAGAATCTCTAGCAATAAGTGTATTGCGTGCATATGCAATCTTAGCATATGCTGCTTTGTATGGAATGTGTGGATCTAGATCTTGTGTATTTGGATAATGTACTATAATTGATATCGAAAAATCTTTCGCAATAATCTCTGCAAATGAATCGGCACCATATTTACAACCACCAGAAACGAATTGATCCTCTTCTCCTATTTCTATATTTGTTAGAAGATTGTAGAGCTTTATGAGATCTTCCTTCGTATTTCTTTTTCTTGAACCAATAATTCCAATATTCATAAAATTAATGTCCCGTGATTGAAATGGCTCACGGGACAAGAAGCCTCAACGTTACATAGTAACAAGCAACCTGTTGGTATTACCCAACATTACTATTATTTAACCATTACTGATGAAGTCGTTCAACTTCTCCGCTTCAGCAATAATCTGCTCTGTAGTTGGCAAATTAGGAAGATTGGGATAATCAATGATCTTTCCTTCACGATTTGAATGATACTCATCAATCAGAGCTTCTCTTGTTTGCATGACTGGAACTTCCAGTACATCCTTGGCCAACTTCAATACTTCTAAACGAACTTCATATGGCGTCATTCCCATATATTCTCCTTGTGTGTTTTTTTGTGTGTTTGAGATTGTCATAAACATCATTAGAAGTTATCTAGAAATTTCTAATTCTGTCTATTCGTGGTAGCCAATCTCCTGCATACTTTTTAGACTTCTGTACGAATTATGGCCTGGATTCGAACCAAGAACTCCGGAGTTGCCGTCCGGCGTTTTTCCGTTAAACTAACATTATTGTACACATCAACCACAATCTTTGGAGCTACGAGTCAGAATTGAACTGACAACCTCACGCTTACAAGGCGTGCGCTCTACCAGTTGAGCTATCATAGCATTATTTTTTCTTTCTCTTACAAGAACAATCACATAAACATTTCTTCACACATGGACATTTATCTACACAACATCCATGCGGAGTACAAAACTTTGGAATATTTGCATTCGATACATTAATCGAACACAATACAAAGGCAATTAAGATTGTATTTAAAATAATTCTCATATCACTCCATTAACTTGTTTGTGGATCTTTTAAGTCGTTGAGTTACGATTATCTCCTTACCCTGGGTGACTAGTGCCAGGAGCCTCATCTTGAATAGTTATTTATATCTTAAATTTTCTCCAGTTTAAATTCGGCTTTACCCAAAATATCAGCCCAGGTGTTATGATACGCAATGGCATGTTTGGTAGCAGCAGGGTTATGCTCGCTCTTGTTGGAAGTCATCCATTCCAATACCCAACGTAGATGACTAATTTGGGCTTCTTTCACAGTAGCTTCCCAAGTGTTTTGGCTGAGCTCAGCTATGTCTGCATCTGAGTCAATTTCTACATCAATTATGATTCGGTATTTCATAATTAGATCTTTTCTCCGTCACCAAATCCACGCCATGTAATGAACCGTGGAAAGCGAAGCGAATAAGTACCATCTTGATTCTGGGTAATGGCATCCGCACGAATTTCGGCTACCTTACCGATTACATCTTTACTAGACCAAATCTCGGATCGCTGTTCATCACTGAATCCGGAACCAACATTCACTCGAATGTTCTTACCAGATTCAACTCCCTCACAAACAATTGCTCCGAGAGAACCAGCATTCTTACCAGTTCCTTCTTCAATATCAACCACTTCAAGAGAAACATCGATGAACGGCTTCAACTTCAACCAAGAAGCGGATCGCTTGCATTCATAAGGAGCGGAAGGATCTTTGATCATGATTCCTTCATAACCACCTTCGATAGCTTTCTCGTTCATCTCACGGAAGATCTCACGACCAGTTGTCGTATTGAGATCTACGATCTGATTTGAAAGAATCTTGATATTAGGAGTATGTTCTTGTACAAGATCGTACCAGATAGAAAGCGATTCGCTGCGAATTTCCTGAGAGACATCACAACGACCAGCAATAAATTCTTGCATAGGAATCATATCAAAGAGATGTAATACAGCATCATCAGTTTGAACATTTTCTTTACGATTCAACTGCTTCATTAGATCCTGGAATTTCGCAGACATAATTTCGCCATCAAATACCCAAGGATCAGAAAAGAACGAAGAAATACCAACAAACTGTTCACGAATCTTTGGAAAATTATCTAGTTCTTTTCCATTACGTGAAAACTGGACGACACGACCATCAGGATAAACAAACGTCAAGACACGGACGCCATCTAACTTCACTTCCAACATCTTGGTCCCAGTCATCTTTGTTTGCTGATCTATAGAATCCTGAGCAAGCTGACAAGAGAAAGTTGGAACGATATACTTATCGGATGCCGACATATTCTTCACAACTTTATTCACAGTCTTCTCAGAGACGCCACAACGAAGATCTTTGGTCAAGATCAAACGATACCAATTATTCCATTCGTCTTCCGTAGCCATGGACATGAGACGAACAATCTCTTGTTTCGCAGCATTACCAGTAAGCTTGCGATTTAAAAGCTTGGAAAGAAGTCCAGCAAATTCGGACCAAGGAAGACCGGATCCATTTCCAGTCTTCTCTGGAATCTGTTTAACACCGAAAGTCATCATACCATCTAAGGCATAACGAATTCCATAAAAGAGAATATCATTCTTATCACGTGCCTCTCGTTCAAGAATTGCTTCCTTACCAAGACGAGAGTTATCGGATTGCAAAGCACGAATGACTTTAGACGGAACCATTAAATAATCTCCTTAATTTCTTCGAAGTACGAGCTTGAAAAGTCAATACTACCAGTGAAAAAGACCCCTCTTTTTTTCACCATTTGCATAAACTATCAAAACGTCTCCATCTTCAGCAAATTCAAGAGGATCACCCCAAAGAGACGGGACATCATCGCCAAGATCATCAGACCACTTGCTGGACCAGCGATCACCGCAACAAGGGCAGTCAACGCCAGAATCACAACCATCGAAATAAACACCATCTACTTCTAAAACACGCTTGTTCGCATCTTCGGCGTTTTCCGCCTCAACAACAACAACTTTTGCTGGAGGATCATCAACACCGAAAGAATTGTTTTGTTTAAAGTTAAAGAATTTCATACTTTCATTATACCTTTTCTGGGTTTGGTTGTCAAGCATTTTGAGAAAAATATATTCCCTTTGTTTTCAGTAGTTTAGCGATCGAGCTTCGACAAGAAGGCTCGTTGCTCCATCTGTAGTTCGTAGTTCGCATACGCAATTTTGTGGGCGCAACGACAGGTCGGCAGTTTGACGTTCATACAAGCGAATTAAAGCACGGCGGACACAACGTTCGTCATTCGCAAGTTTCTGGCGAATAGCTTCTTCTGTGTACGTTTCCATACTTTCATTGTACCGTGTTCAGATTGAAGTGTCAAGGAATTTTGGAAATTTATATTCCGTTTATTTTCAATGACTTGACTACCACTCCTTGCGCCCTACACATTCCCCAATCTATTAACGATTAGATTTCCTAATAACTTTAAGATCTTTGACATTGAATAATTTCGTATTCATAATTCCTTGATTGACAAGTTTCAATCGAACGTAGTGAAATTGTAGGATTTTGCAATCATAATCAAAACCTCGAACATAACAGATTTTCTCTACAATACCAACAGAGTCTTCTTTCTTTGTGCCATCATTCAGAGTGATCTTAGTTCGAACAACATCTCCAATTTTGATATTCATGTTAGCTCTAAGATTCGTTTCCATATGGTTCGTCTTGTATGTTGATCTGTATTTGTTGTTTCGAAAAAAATATTATTGAGTTGAGTCATATGTTCGAAACATAAATCAACAGTTGCGTGAATAATTCTACCATCGATCTGATCGACATGTGGAATTGTGATTCGTTTTGCTTCTCTTTTTCTAGCTTCTATTTTTGGACAAACATCACAAGCATAAATCTTAATTTCAGCCATACGACCTCAAATTTTGGTAGCTGCGGTGGGATTCGAACCCACACTTTACGGATTTTAAGTCCGTTGCCTCTGCCGATTGGACTACGCAGCCATTTATGGAATAACGACTAATCTGTAAACTAGTCGTTATTCCCGATGTGGTCCCACTAGGACTTGAACCTAGAACCCTCCCGTTATGAGCGGGACGCTACTAACCAATTGAGCTATGGGACCGAATTATTTTGGTGGGGATGGAGGGAATCGAACCCTCACGCCCTTGCGGGCACTGGAACCTAAATCCAGGGCGTCTGCCAATTTCGCCACATCCCCAATATATTTACTTATACAATATTTTGGTATCGGGAGATGGAATTGAACCATCTCAAGTCTATTCATCTAATTAGTTATCCTAGGTTCTGACTTCAACCCTTCGACGCCACGGAAGTTAGCCGCCGCTCTATCCAATGAGCTATCCCGAAATATACAATAGCTTTCTCAAATTGTTTTGAATTCAAGAACTCGTCCGTTATCAGTAATTATAACATACAATTCTTTGACGTTTCTAGTAGTGATGGATTTAATGTAAATATTTGCTTCAAAATTACCAAGTTGGATAATATCTTCTGTGTTGTTATTCTCGTTACACCAAACCTGATGAGCTAAAATTTTCTTATTTTTCTTTTGTTCCTCGAGCCAATTGAAACACAACAGAAAAAATTCATGTCTAGTCTCTGTGTTATTAACTACACGTCCATGTCTCTTAAACCATTCGCGAATCACATCTTGTAATTCATATACTATCCATTTTTGTTTCTTTGGTTTGGCGATTACATCCAATGAGTTGAGTAGTAGATATCGTCTTGTCATAAATTCTATATTCTCGAGAATCTCTACCAATCAATATTGGTATTGTATTTGTCAGCCGGAAACAATCCCTTTTTGTGCAAGTCATTTGCAACAGTTTGGATGTCTGGATAAAAAAATAAGGTCTACCATAAGTATTCTCAACCAGTTCGAATGTTCATAATATTAACGTTCTGTAATAGTTACAGTTCCTTCAAACAAACCATATGTAGATTTTTCGTGAAAAATATGAGTCTTAGGCTTTTCTCCTGCTTCACGCTTTCTAGTCAAAATCCAAAGGTTTGCACTACTAGTTGCACCGCCGACACTTTTCCAAGTAATATTTTCTAATACTTCGCCAGGAGGCAGATCGATCTTCATATCACCACCAAATTGATTAGTGTGTGAATTTTCTGTACAACCTGTCAACAAACATGACGCCAAAATAATACTACAAAGAATCGTACTTTTCATAAATTACACTTCTTTCGAAATCAAGACAAAGAACTCGTCGTCCTGGTCAACAATCTCCCAACCAGCATCGAATAGTTTCTTGTCGAAATCATTTGCATGAATCCACTTCTGAATCGTTCTTACCATTTGTTTGAAACTCCTTCAAGATATTCTACTGCAGAGAAGAAATCTGCAAAGTATTGTTTTGAGTTATTGATAACTGAGAGGGAAATCCATTGCTGCTCATCAAAAAATTGACCACGCCAGATACAGCCGATCGCCCTACCAGTCGAGTCGAAAACAATTTTCCCATCTTTGATCTTTACTTCCATTCATCACCTACTATTCAAGTATACTAAATTTTTTGGTGGGAAGCAAGCCCACCCAAAATATTTTTCGGTTACTTCCTGCGGAGGCAGGTCGTCTCGGCGATGTCCAGGAAGTCTTCCCGATCAGAAGCGAAAGTCAGAATCTTCGCAAGCTTCAGAACCATACGAAGGCTAGAAAATTAAATTTATATAAATAAAATGAGGGAATAAAGTGTTATCAGCACTGTAATCCCTCTAAACACAAACTAAGGACTAGTTAGCTTATGTCTAATACTATTTATTGCACTTACCTCACAATTTATTCTGGGAACAAACTTCCTACATTTTATATTGGATCTACTTCTGTCGAAAAAATCGAACAAGGTTATCGTGGTTCAGTTTCTTCAAAACGATATCAATCTATATGGGAAAAAGAATTAAAATTTAATTCTAACTTATTCAAAACAAGAATAATAACAAGACACAATACGAGAGAAGAAGCTCTAGAAAAAGAAAAATATTTTCAGAAATCTCTTAATGTTGTGAAATCGCCTATGTACATTAATTGCGCATATGCGCAATTAAATGGTTATGCTGGAATGGATGTTAGTGGAGAACTAAACCCAATGTTTGGCAAAACACATTCTGAAGAAACAAAAAAACTTATAACTGAAAAGTCTATAGGAAAAATACTGTCATCGGAGACAAAAAAGAAAATTTCTATTTCCAATAAAGGAAGAAAACTTTCAGAAAAATGTTGTTTAGAAAAATCAATTAGAATGCGTGGAGAAAATAATCATATGTTTGGAAAACCTCTGTCTGTAGAAAGAAAAGTCGCAATTTCTGAACGTAATAGAAAGAGAAAAGGCGAAAAAAGAAATCCGCTTAGTACAGAACAAAAAGTTCAAATTGCAAGAAATAAAAGAAGTAAGCTACAAAAATTTTGTTTTATTCACGAGTCAGGTTTAATAGAATTAGATATTACTAGACCAGACTTACGTGACAAATACCCAGATCATAAACTTCATATTGGTAATCTCAGTTCTGTATGTTCAAAGAAAGTTACTCATTACAAAGGATGGTCCCTTCTTATTACCGACGAAAACCAGTCGTCATCATAATATCGTGGAAGTCTTCCTTATTTTCCGAGAAGGCAAGAATCTGCGCCGCTTTGATGACAGAACGAAGCGACAAATCCCGCATTTTCTGATAATTCGTCTTCACGTACGACACGAGGAAAGTCGTATCCGATTCGTCAAGACCAAGGGTGTAAGCCATATCCGAATTCTTCAGAACGTCTTCGATTCGCAGGATGTACTCACGAGTCGAACCAAAGTTCAGATCAATATAGAACGAACGGGAAATGAGAGCCTGGAAGTGTGGCGCCATCATCTTGCCCTGAGCGATCGCAGTTTCAAAATTCTTGTTCGTGATGAAGATCATCGAACCACGATATTCAAATTCATTCGGAATCGCTTCGCCCAACTCGTCAACGAACATCTTTTCTGAAGCCCAGGAGATCACCCGCCGCTTCGACGAATCAAGAGCTGCCTTCAGGATATTCATCGCAACTTCATCATCGAATGCCGAATCAGCGTCGTCGATCAGGATAACAGCATTGTCGTGACGATTTTCCCACAGAGCCTTGAAGAGACCAGTCGCCTTCACGAAGCCAGTGATCTTCTTGTACTTGATCTCGCCGTCCATCTCAGCACGCTCCAACATACCTTCGATCGTGTAGGTCTTACCGATACCAGCCGGACCAGAAACGATCATCGAACGAACCTTACCAGAAATGACACCCGAAGCCATCCGATCAAGCGTACGGAACCGCCGACGCTGGCAGTCAAGAATTTCCTCGTCGCTTACTTCAGAAGTCGCTTGATGAGAAGTGGTGTCGGAACCCGAAACGAATTCAGAAATGTCGTAGACTCCACGACCAATCTTATTCTTCGTCAAGAAGCCAGGATTCACACCATACTTGTTTGCGACAGACATAAGCTGGTCACGATTGACATTCGTTCCAAAAGAAGCAACCAGTTCGTTGATCAGAGAGATCTTTTTCGTGTCATTCATACAAAACCATTATAGCGTATCCAATAGACTATCGCAAGCAAATTGCGAAAATATTTCAAAATATTTCTTCCCTTTAGAATCAATAACTTGCAAGGATCGCTTCGCAAGTCATTCAAAACAAAGAGATTCCTGGAATCACTATTAAATACATACGAGTTCTTTCTGGATTCCTGTATCGTCTTGGAGATCGCAATCTGATCTGGGTGAGGTAACGGGTGCCGGAAAGTCGTTTCTGAATTTCCTGTGAGGAATGATTTTGGATGCAGGCTGCATCCATAATCGTGGAGCCTATTGGCTGTCAGGAATATTCGCTTTAGAATCAACGACTTGCATCAAACCATTGAAAATAAAGAGAATATTCTTTCGAAAAAACTTTGCTCTGAGATTGAATCGAGGTATAATGGTTCTATGGAATTTGAACAACTGAAATCTATCTTTCCTGACGCAACGCTCGAGACCTGGCACTGCCATCCGAACGGAGGAGGCTGGGTCCAGAATTCAGCGATAGTAGAGGATACATCGTTCGTTGGACCGAACGCTTTGGTCTTTGGGAACGCTCGGGTCTCTGGGACCGCTTCGGTCTTTGGGGACGCTTCGGTCTTTGGGGACGCTTGGGTCTCTGGGACCGCTCGGGTCTCTGGGACCGCTCGGGTCTCTGGGACCGCTTCGGTCTTTGGGGACGCTTGGGTTTCTGGGACCGCTCGGGTCTCTGGGACCGCTCGGGTCTCTGGGACCGCTCGAGTCTCTGGGAACGCTTCGGTCTCTGGGGAAGCTTTGGTCTTTGGGAACGCTTCGGTCTCTGGGTTCGCTTCGGTCTCTGAGGAAGCTTTGGTCTATGGGAACGCTTTGGTCTTTGGGAACGCTTCGGTCTCTGAGGAAGCTTCGGTCTCTGGGTTCGCTTCGGTCTCTGGGGACGCTTCGGTCTCTGGGGTCGCTTCGGTCTCTGGGAACGCTTCGGTCTCTGGGTTCGCTTCGGTCTCTGGGGACGCTTGGGTCTCTGGGTTCGCTTCGGTCTCTGGGGGCGAAGTCTTGAGATAAATTATATAAAGACTTGACTAACTTGACTTTCTACGCTATAATGAGTATGTAGCGGTTTTAAGTAATATCAATATCAGTTAACACTAGTTACTGAAAGGGAATGTGTATGATGAAGTATTCAATGAAACAACAGCGTATGTTCATTATTGAACCTGATACTGATTTTGGATTTTCTTATAAGATTCAGATATCTGAAGAAGATGATATTAACTTCATTAAGATCCAATATCTAGAAGGAGATAATGTAATTTCTGAAACAAGATTAGATCCTGAGTGTATTCATCTTATTATCGATGCACTAGAACAGATGATGGAGAATTAATGTCTATCTTAAATAGACTTTCAATATGGTTCTGTCGTGAATTTCATCATGAAATTACTCGACCAGTATTCGGAAGATATCACTGCATTAAGTGTGGAAGGGAATATAAGTCTCCTTGGAAATAATACGTATGAATACCATTTGCAATACAGACGACACGATTGACTCGCGAGATCTATGCAGTCAGCTCCAGCTATTGAAGGATGACTTAGAAAGCGAGTATGAAGACTTTATTCTGGAGTTGAGTAATTTATCTGATCAGTACATGAGCCTCATGGATAAGTGGGACATGGTTGAGATACTAAAGGAGGGGTACTCCTTAGACACATACAAGGATGAGTGCAAGTCAAAACTGATTGACGAGTGGAGATCGATCAAGGATTTTATTGACGAGATCGAGTCCGAGCGTGGATACGAAGAGACCTATCGCCATGGCGTCACGCTGGTTCACGACAACTACTTCGATAAGTATATCGAAAAAGACCATAACTCCCTGCGGCCACCGCATAAAGAGAGCTGGCCGTATAATCACATTGACTGGGTGAAAGCCGCTAAACAGCGTCGACAAGACTTCGCTGAGTTGACCTGGGACGGAAATACTTATTTAGTAGAGAGGGTTTAATGAATAAGCGAACTATAACTATCCATCAGATATGCATTCAAAAAGCTTGTTTAAGAGTTGTTTAGAATAAATATGAATTATGCAAACAATAAAGATAGAGATCCCAAAGATTAATATTGGGAAGATTCGATCTGGTGTTATAGCTGGATCAGTTATTAAAACGAAGAAAGAGAAAGCCAAGAATTGGCGAAAAAGAAAACATAAGAGGAAGTATGCGGATTAGCGAAACAACTACTGACAAGAGCAAGATTGGGTTCAAAGATGCATTCCACGTTCCAGGTATTGCTGTTACTTCAGATTTCGAAATTAAACCTGGAACGTATGTTAAATTCTCAGGTTCTTCGATGAAGAAAGTGACAGAAGTCACTGGAGCTGGTCAATTCCATGGGATTGTTGATCCATTTGTTGATCATTTGATCCCTCCTGGAGAGATTTTCTATGTCATCGTTCATCCGAGTATGAGCAATAATTTGCGTCACGAATTCACAATTGACATCTCACTTGCGAAAAACGAACGTGTGTGGACAGAACAGGATGAAGAAGACTCAGATTATCTGAATGATTCATGTAGAGGTTGTTACAATTAATGATTATTCCAAATAAGAAATCTGATGAATCTATCCAAGATCATCAGATTTCTTTTCTATTGGCGTATGGTGCGATCAAGAAAGGGGAAATGTGGTTCATTCCACCTTTTCCTAATATTAAAGAATTCTATACCAAAACAAGTAACTTGTATATGGCATATACAATCGCTCTTGATGGTGTTAAGTTATTGAAAAAGAATCAAGGTTAGATCTTTAACAAATCACTAAAAGAATACATATCTTTCATGAAAATAGATGGTGAATCAAGAACACTTGATTCTAGATCCCCTTCTCTTCGTGGAAGATATTTTATTTTAAACGAACAGTTATTTGTTCTGCAGAATTCTTCGGCAATCTGTTTTACAGTATAACCTTTTCCGTGTCCTAGATTCTCAATACGATTTGTTGGCGAATCTAATGAATCGGCGATGGCTGTACAAATTTCCATCACATGGACATAATCTCTGACAGCAGTTCCGTCTGGAGTATTATAATCATATCCATAGAGATTGAAATTTCCAGTCTCTTTTGCTTTAATCAGATTGAAGAATAATCCATCTGGATTAGTTGGAGGAAATTTGCCATTCGTTCCGATTACATTATAGAAACGGAATATATTGAATGGGATGGATCTAGATGTGCAGTAAGAGCGAACAATATCTTCTGCACATCTTTTCGATAGAGAATATGGAACGATAGGAGACGCTGCAGTTCCTGTCGATGCAAATACAAATGATTTGAATGATATGTTTTCTAGAATTCTGAGAGTACCATTCAGATTTGTATTGTAATACTGTATTGGATTAGAAACTGATTCATTTACACGTACCAAAGCAGCTAAATGAATGACTGTGTCATAAGTATTCAACATTGACAAATCAGATGATGTGATATCTAATGTTAGATGATCTTTTTCTTGTGTATAAATGATGTCGAGGCCATGAACATCATGGCCTCTTTCTTTAAGTGAATATTTTAGATGGCTACCAATATAGCCTTGCGAACCAGTAATCAATATTTTCATACTATTACTTATTGTATTTTGACTTCATCTCATCTAATTGCTCTTCAATTTCCCAACGTTCTTTCATTGCGAATTTCTTAAAGAACATGAGATCTGAGAGAGCAGAATCATATAACTCTTGAGTGATATCTCCTTGAAGTCTCAAGAATTCGAATATATTGACAAGTCGAAACCAAGCAGTTTCTTTCATGTCATTCAATAGTGGTTCTACACAATTAGAACATCTAGTCATAATATCTCCAAAAGTTGCGCAATGTATACAAAAATCAAAGTGCATAAGTAGAAATTATAAAAAATATAAATATATTTATACGATTATGGAAGTCGTTACGCAACTCCCATAATCTAAACACAAACTAAGGATAAGTTAGCTTATGTCTAAACCTATTTATTGCACTTACCTCACTGTATACAAAGGTAATAAACTCCCTCCATTTTATATTGGATCCACTTCTGTTGTCAAGATCAACAATGGTTATCGTGGTTCAGTTAAATCTAAGAAATACAAAGAAATCTGGAAATCTGAATTAAAGAATAATCCGAATCTATTTACAACAAAAATTGTAACAATTCACGATTCTAGACAAGAAGCTCTTGACAAGGAAGATTTGTTACACAAGAAACTTAATGTTGTTAAATCACCAATGTATATTAATATGTCATTTGCATCTAAGAACGGTTATTTTGGAACTTCGTTATCTGGATATGGACAAGACGCCCCATTCTACGGTAAAACGCATACAACAGAAACAAAAATGAAAATATCTAATAGTTTATGTGGTACAAGTAACCATATGTATGGTAAAACACACAGCCAAGAAGCTAGAAAGAATATTTCTTTAAAATTGTCAGGCAATAAAAATGGTTCTTTTGGAAAGGGATGGTTTTATAATCCGTCAACATATGACAGTATTAAATGTTTTCCTGAAAATAAACCAGAAAATTATATTCCTGGAAGAAAAATAAAACCAAGAATAACAAAGTAATGAACATTTAAATTGGTCGAGAAGGTAGGATTTGAACCTACGACCTCCTGTTTCCAAAACAGGCGGGGACTCCAGACTCCCCTACTTCTCGAAAAACTTTTGATGGAAAAGAGTGGGATTCGAACCCACGTGCTTCTGTTTCCAAAACAGACGAGATAAGCCAGACTCCTCTATTTCCCGATATTAAATTTGGAGCGGCCAGTCAAATTCGAATTGACACCAAGAGTTTGGAAGACTCCTGTGCTACCGTTAACACCATGGCCGCATATAATCTTTTGGAGGGTATGTTGAGAATTGAACTCAATCTGAGAGATTCACAGTCTCCCGTGCAAAACCTTAAACACTTCATACCCAAACTTTGGTGCTCCCACCAGGATTCGAACCTGGACCGTGCTCTAATCAGGAGCGAACAGCTTATAAGGCTGCCGTGCTTACCATTACACCATAGGAGCAAATTTTTGGCTCTCCCGTTCGGATTCGAACCGAAATCGACGGTTTTGGAGACCGTAATGTTACCATTACACCACAGGAGTATTATTATTTATAGAACTCTTTGAGAGACCAGACCTCGAACCTGGATCAGTTAGCTTTGAACTAGCACCCAATTAGTGCCCTGGTTTTTCCTTGTTAAACTATCTCTCGAAATTTAAATTAATCAGTATGGATTAATAAGCTATCTTTTTCATCCAATCTTTTCATCTGCTTACTAGATGTTGGACCTACTGATTAAAGTTGGTTGCGGAGGTAGGATTTGAACCTTTTGAGACGTCCTCTTGGTTATGAGCCAAGCGAGCTGACCGCTGCTCTACTCCACAACAATTTAATACGAACTAAACGAAACACTCATTCTTTCGAAATCAACTTCTTCTGGATTGATTTGTGAAAGATCGAATCCTTCAACTTCAAAAACCTTTTCGGTCAATGTATGTTCCATTCCACAAGATCCATTACAAGAACAACCTGAGGAATAGCACCACAAAATCTTTCCTTCCGAATTAACTCCAATTCCTTCATAGTCATGGTGGCCGTAACCGTGTTCTTCGTTACAAATTTCTTTTACAATAACGCATTCCTCATCATCGAATGAAGACTTTGGTAGTGTATTGTAATTTTCAACAACATATTTAATGATATCCATTATTCCTCACAAATTTTATGGTGGAAGCCGTGAGATTTGAACTCACAATCCCCTTGGGGAAATGGTTTTACAGACCACCGCAGCTAACCGTATCTGCCTGACTTCCATTAATCTTTTCTAAAAACAAACTCAGTACAATCGCAAGTTAAACATTTCTTTTTGGTGTTTGGTATAATTTTACCACAATCACCTATTGGATATTTATGATCTTTTCTTTCATGACCGCATATACATGGATCATATTTAGTGCAATTAACTATCATAGATATACTATAACGTATTTTAGTTTGCTTGTCAATATTTGGTATGGTCGACGGGATTTGAACCCGCAATCCCCACCTTGAAAGGGTGGTGGCTTAACCAATTTGCCTACGACCATATATGTTTAAATATTTTTGGTGGCTCCGCCCGGATTCGAACCGGGATCTTATGCTCTTCAGGCATATGCTGCATACCAATCCAGCTACACAGAGCCATTAAAATTTTGCGCTTCTCAGTGGATTTCACTATAGTTCCGAATCTTGACTAGATACCTTGAGCTCAGTATCAATCGCACGTCTATCACTAAGAATTTGGTGGAATCTGTCAGAATCGAACTGACATCGCCTGAATGCAAATCAGGAGTTTTCCCATTAAACTAAGACCCCAAAAGTGGAGGTTGATTGTAGAATTGAACACCAGATTTTCCGTAGACAACGGAAGGTTTTACCACTAAACTAACGAACCAACTTACTACATTATTTAGTATACTTCTTTTAGAACATTTCGTCAAACTCTTTTACCATTTTGTTAAAGAAAAAAGAACGATACTACCATCACGATCAATACCAAACTGCATATCTTTGAATGTAAAGAACCACACTTCAAACAGATTTGAGTATTCAAGATCTGGAATCACTTCAGATAAACCAATTTCTTGAAGAGAAGAAATTACATCGTCATTAGGTTTCATAATTATCCTTTATTATAACTTGGAGCACTGTGATGGAATCGAACCATCGTTAACTGTTTTGCAGACAGTTACCTAGCCTCTCGGACAACAGTGCAAAAATTGTTTGGTGGGATCGGTGAGGCTCGAACTCACAACTCCAGACTTAAAAGGTCTGTACTCTACCATTGAGTTACGATCCCAAAATTTCTTTCATCACTTTCACATTTGATATTCACACAAACATTGAACCAACCTGACCATCAGTTTTGGATACTTAAAATTATGGAGGAGGATGATAGCATCGAACTATTATCCCTAGAGATACTACGGTTTTCAAGACCGTGCGGGGAGCCAACCCCAGCATCCTCCAATATTTGGCTCCCCGGGCAGGACTCGAACCTACAACATCCTGGTTAACAGCCAAGCGCTCTACCATTGAGCTACCGAGGAACAACTTAAAAAGGCCCGAACTGGGATCTCACGGGTATTCTCTGCATGCCGAGTTATTTCCCTATCGTTCCATAGAAGGTAACCATACATAGCACCATTTTCTATTGTCTATCCAGTTCAAAATTTGGTAGCCCTGGGAGGAGTTGAACCTCATGCCGTCCGCCCAACTCTAAGGATCGGTTTAGAAGACCGATGTCGGGTTCAGGGCCAAAACTTGTAACAAGTGAGAGGATCAACTTCATCAACTCAATCACTTATTTATTATACTTCATTTTACTACTTTCGTCAACCCAGGCGATTCTTTACCAAACTGATAGTTCACGCATTGTTCAATGAACTTCCATGCGTAGATCAGGATAAAGAATCGCCGATCACTTAATTTAGATATTCAGTTGTCAAAGAACTTTACTTATTTAGTTTACTACTTTTTACTTCTTTTCGTCAAGCACTTTTTGTGAATTTTTGTTTCAAAAATTTTTTACATTAATCTTCTTCGGTGTAGAGTTCGATATCTTCACGAAGAATTTTTGTTGCATGGATAGGTTCATCAGTCTGATCTACTCCGATAGCCCAAATTTCTTCATTGATTTCAACTACACGCCAACCAGTCCATTTCATTTCACGACAAGGTTCAACTCCTCCAATAACTTTTGTCTGTTTCTCATAATACGCATTCATTACTTCATTTTCAGTCATTTGTAATCCTTAAAAGAATCGAACGGTTCGGAGATTGTATTCATCGCAAGTTAGAATTCCGAGATTCGTTTCGACGACAAAATTCTCGCCATCGAAGGATACGCAATAATCTGTAACAGAACCAGAGAATCGAACCAATTGTCCGATCCTAGCAGCCCGAACCTGATCATCAGTAATTTCGAACCACGGCGCACTTGCCATTTCCATACAACCATTATACCTTTTCAGATTTTGGAAGTCAAGCGATTTTGGAAATTAATTTCCGAAAATCACTTTTCCTTCCAGGACGATCTTTCCATCAGATGTAGGAACGAGCAAACCATCGTTCATCAGAATCTTGAGAGGAGCAGCGGAACGAAGTTTTTCGAAATAATCCTCCACAGTATAATGCTTTATGAGCACGTTCATGAACTTTGTCTTCGTGACGGGAGCCTTTCTGTAGCGGAAACGAGCCACACAAACCTGGTTGCCGTTCAGATCGTAGTTCAGATAGTTGAACTGTAATCCTTTAATGTACGAAAATTTGCTTCGTTCGAATTTCATAGAACCATTATAGCGTACTCGATCGACCGAAGCAATCTTTTTTGAAATTTTTATTGCCTTTAGAATCAATGACTTGCAGTTAACTAATTGAAAACACATGAGATATTCTTTTCTTCATGCATGCGTATGCATCCGCCGTTTCAATATGAAAAATGTACTTCGGCTTGGGATCCCTTTCCTGGGCTTCCGAAATGGTTCGGTATACCAAGGGTATACCGTCCTGGCCGATCGTTCCTGTGAGGAATGATTTTGGACACAGGCTGCATCCAAAATCATAAAGCCTATTGGCTACGAAGAATATTCTCTTTGTTTTCAATTACTTGCTGCAAATTATTGAAAATAAATAGAATATAGTTCAGAAAAAACTTTGATCTATTGTTCGTTCGAGGTATAATGGTTCTATGAAAGCTTATCGAAATATTCGGTTAACTGAATGTCCAGATATCGCAGATATCCAATACGAAGGGCGAAAGACCTCTGTTGGTCGGATTCTTAGAGGAGAGAAGGCGGTCCCTCGCTACAAGAACGGTATTGTTGGATATGCTGATGGTACTCCTGGAATCGACCTCAATGCCGATAAGATCGTCCACAACGATCGTGGTTACTGCCGTCCCAAAAAGAAGAAGTCGGTCCGTCGTTATTTGAAGCGCAAAGACAAAGCGATGGAAATGAAGTTCCAAAAAAACTCTGAAAATTTTTCTCAGAACGATTGACATTTTCCGATCAAATAGAGTACACTAATAATATGAAGAAACGCTTCTCAAATTCTAACGAAGTCTACTGGGGCAAAGAACCCGAAGCAAAAGATTTCGTGGATCCTCTTTCGCCGAACTTTCGCACTTTTCTTCTTGAATCGCTGGCGTGGTACAACTACTCCACGACTTCGGAAAAGAAGAAGAGATGGTTTATTGACTGGGTGAAGGCCACTCGTCCGAAAGCCAATCATGCTGCTCTTGAAGTCATAAATGATGGCGCCTTCACTACTGCTGGTGCTCTGGCTCGGATGCATTCTCGTGGACTAACTGAATCCGATTACATTAACCGAAAACTCGCTGGTTGGGTTTCGGACTTTATTACCGAAGGCGAAGGAATCCTTCGTGCGAAGTCTGTTCAGAAAGAAACCAAGAAGAAGCTTGTTGAAGCCGATCCTCGTCTGTCGAATATGATTAATTCGCTAGATGAAGAATTGGATCGTCTTATCAAGAATAACTATAAACCGACGGGATTCAATATGGATTATTGGATTCGTCTGAATACTCCTTCTCCGGCTCATCATGCTGCGATTAAAGATCACTTCATGAAACTTCTTGAAGAGATTACGAATGAAGATGATGAGCAGATTGCAGAAGCTTACTCTCATCTTAATGAGAAACAATTCAATAATCTGGTTGAATTCGTTCTCGATATTGTTTCTACGAAGAAGATTCGGAAGACTCGGGTCGTTCGTAAGAAGAAGACCGCTTCTCCTGTGAAACAAGTTTCTAAGATGAAGTATGCTGATAACGATCCGGATACTGGTGTTAAATCTGTTTCTCCCACCGACATTCCTGGTTCTAAGGTAGTCTGGGTTTGGAATAAGAAGTATCGGATGCTTGGCGCTTATTATGCTCAGGATGGTGCTGAAATCGCAGTGAAGGGTACGACTCTTCTAAACTTCGACGAAGAGATTTCTGTCTGGAAGAAGATTCGTAAACCGGAAGTAATTATCCCTCAGATGATCTCCGCAGGAAAACCTGCAATGAAAAAAATCTTCGAAGGAATCGCTTCTAAGTCTTCTAAGATGACTGGTCGAATTAACTCTGATACTGTGATCTTGAAGATCTCGTAATAATAAATAAAGATAGGAATATGTCTCACAACGAAACTGTAAATTATCTTGTACTCCAGGGCTGGGAGTATGATGCGAATGCTGGTGATGGCTTCGCTTTTCGACCTAATTGGTATGATGAGGATATCGATGAACAAGAATGGTTCACTATTGACCAAGCTCTTGAAATCGAAAAGATTAATGATCCAGAATCTTATCGAGAATATGATATGGTTCAGAATCTGAATTCTAGATACGCTTGTATGTTCTCTCAATATATGGAGTCGTAGATGATTCTCGGTTGGGTTATTACAAAGACTCATTCCTCTGGCGTAACAGAAGTTTACGCCAGAGATTATAAAGAATCATGTTTTGGATATTTTACGCCGAAGATTTCTGAATCTTATATCTTTCGAAATCGTTCGGCTGCTGAGTTAGAATTTAAGAATTATATAGCTATTGTTTCGGAATCATTTGAACTGGTTCCGGTAGAAGCTTATATCTAACTCAAGAAATTAACCCAACCTAGGATGTGTTTTTCCCAATCATAGTTCTCTCTTGCGAACTCTTGAATGTCGAGGCATTTTTTATTATATGCTTCTGGATTCTTTTGATAATATTCAATAGATTCTTTCAGAGCAGAACAATATTGATCCTCTTCAGGATAACCCATAGGAAGAACTACACCACCACCTTTAGGTCCATAATCTTCGAAATATCCAACTGGTGTTGATAAGACTAATCTTCCTGCTGCAGCTGCTTCCATAGAAGGCAATCCAGCAGATTCTTCAATAGAAGACACTGCCAATGCATCGATTGAGTTATAATAACCTGGCATACACATCCAGTTATAGAAATTATGTTCCACTAATTTAACTTGTGGAATTTCTGTTGCAGTCTGTTTAACTAGATGACCACGTTTAATCTCTACATCGAAGAAATTCTTAGTCTCTTTCGCCCCACCATATCCTAACTTCTCAAGTTTTTCCGAAGGTTTCCTATAGAAGGAGTCGAAATGAATTCCAAAAGGAATTACATCAGGAATTCTTTCGACTCCAAATTCTGCCGCTTTATTCTTCAATACATTAGAAACTACACCAAATTTTTTAATTTGATTGTAGAAGAGATTACCGAAATCTCTTCTAGCAAGAAGCATATCCCACTGTCCATGAGCAACTGTTGCTAATTTTTCAGGTGGAATTCCTAGTCTGTTCAGATGAACAATCGCTTCCGGATTAGTAACGAATAGATCGTAGGAGTCGTTTAATAAACGAATTTCATCAGGAGTATAGTGTTGTGTCCAATCAAGCAGATTGGCAATAATTCCATACTTATATAATTCTTTTGCTAGAGCATGATGGATCGATCCGAAGGCCCATCTGTTCTGTGTGTAGAATAATACTTTCTTCATTATATACCTCGCAAATTCATTTTTATGTAAATAATATTATTTGGTGGCTTTCCAGTTAGCAAACCATTCATGCTCTTCTTTACTTATTTTAGGTAAATTTGGATTACTTGTATTATAATCTGAACAACATGTAACTCCAAATACCCTATTATTAGGTAAACCATCAATATACCAACAATCTGGTAAACACATATTAAACAAATAATCATCTCCATACAAAATTTGTAATTCACTTGGAATCTGAAGATAATTATTTTTCTTCATAATCATCAAACACCCAAAACCCCAACACCGTTCATGTGCTCTTGTTAATTTGAGTGTATCTGAATTACTAAACATATTCAAACCGTATAAACCTGATTCGTGATTATCTAATACTGGTAATAGAGCATCAAAAATATTGGTATCAAATAAAATATCATCATTTAGAAGGCACACGTAATCGAATTTAGCTAATTTTACACCAAGATTCCAAGCGGGATTCACATAGATATTTTGTTCTTGATCTATTACGTTGATCTTCGGATTCTCTAATATTTTCCAATCAGGTGTTTTATTTTTCTTGTTATTGATAATTATAATTTCATGTATTACATCTTGTTGTATCAGTTCAGTCAATTGGATCTCAAAACTCTGAGGAACCCACATTGTGGGTATAATGATTGAGAATTTGTTGTTCATATTACAGTCCTGCAAAATTTGGCCACCAAGGCGACCATCTATCTAATAAATAATACTTATTATCATGAGAGTGTGACTCTTCATCATATATAAAATGTAGTGTTTTTCTCATAATCCTCTATATAATCAGAACATATACCAATACATTTAGAAATATTGTCTTCGTAAAGTTCCGGAATAACAGCTATAGAATTATTTATAGGCTGTTTACCTGGATACACCCAAATGAATCCTTTGGATGTTAATGTCATATCGTCCACATCATGCCAGAACCAATTAAACACGGTACTGAACATAATATCAACTGCACTATGATTTTTGCAATGAATCCAAAGTTTATGGTTTCTTTCATATAGAAATGATAGATCAATTTCTGAATGACCAGAATCATGACCAAGAAATAACTGTGAATCATGAACCCACAAATCTACTTCTACATCGTAACCAAGATCTAATGCTCTGTCAATATAATCTGGAGTATTTTCTAGATCCCGATTCTTTCCAGAAATGTTACCACGATGTGAAATATATATCATAGTCTATTCTTAAATTCTTTATTTAAATATTGTAAACAATAATCAGTTTGATATCTATTAGATTCATGATACCTCCAATCGATATTATTTTTAAATTCGACAAGATATTCTTTCTTCAAATCCAAGGTATGAAACATCAAAGCCCAACGTCTTTCCATACCACAAGCTTGCATTTTATTTGTTGGATATTTTAACCAGTCATTAGGTATCTTATCCATAGATTTCTTGTTTATAGAAAATATTGGGCCAAAAATACCACAATCCGGGAGCGAATTGAATGGTATTCCATCTTCAACCCAATTCTGTTGTTCTGTGGAATCATATGAATAGAAGAAATTAAATAGACCCAAAATATCTGTATTTTGTAATCTTTCTGAAATTATTTTGAACACATTCGGATTTGTAATTCTGAGAGAATCTTGTAAGAATATGAAGTTTTTAGCCTGATAATTTCTATATGCGTGGATATATGCACCAGAATCCCAAGAATCGTATTCTAATCTTTCAAAAATGTATCTAGGATACATATTCTCAAATTCTAAGAAACGATCTTTGAAGTCTTTATCTTTAGAATTAGTATCTATTATTAATACATCATCAGATGATAGATCACAATTATCCATATCTTGTAATATATTTGATAGACAATCAACATTATCATGAGATGCGATTACAATCATATTAATCTATCTTTCCAACAAAAGCCCATTCTTTATTATACCAACATCTTTCAAATTGTTCTGGATATTTTTTACGATATTCTTCTGGATATTTCAGTGTGTCGAAAAATATATCTTGTTTATCTAGAACCAAACAATAATCGTCTCTCTGCCATCCAGATTCCCATCTTGTTTTAGCTCTACATAAACTCTGTTCGTATGATCTAAAAGAATATTGATTATGATTGAAATTATCAACAAATACACTAGGAAGACTTTGTGGGGGAACTGTTACTGAATGTTCTTTACCATAAACATAATTCTTGTTGAATCTAAAATATCTATTTTCAGGAAAACCAGGAGCCATGAAGTATTTCATTTTAGGTTCTATCTTATTGCCCTGTTCAAATTTCCATGTATCTTTTTGGGAAGTGTGAATGAAAAAATGTCTATTTCTAATACAAATAGAATTTGATAAAGGATGATTCACATCTACATATTCGAATAATTGTAAAACATTATTATCAGGAAATTCGTCCGGATGAAGTATCCCAACCCATTGTTTATCATTAACCAGTAACTTAGCTTGTTCCCACACAAATCCTCTTGTTGTCGAATCATTAGAAGTTGATATTACATTTTTATCACGTTCATAAAATATAACTTCATTAAATTTTGAACAAATTTCTTTACCTTCTAAATCAGAAGAACCGTCTAATACCAAAATCTTATCGAAATAGTGAGTAATCTTAGTGAGATATTCTTCTAGAATATCATTTTCGTCTTTCATTATAAGAATACCTAACTGTCTATCCATATGTTATTCCTTTCAAATTATAAATTAAGTCATTATCTATGATAAAATCTACACCATCGAATTTTAGATATTTATCAAAAATATCTTCGGCATTAACAACATCTTTAATTAATTCTTCTGTATAAAACGATTCATCCGGAACACATCTAGACATAGTTTCATAATCACCATAGAAAAATATATCACTGGGAAACCCATTTATTGGAGATCGTTTTCCATAAATTTTTCCAGTTTGTATTTCTTTTCTAAGATCTATATTAATAGAATTTAAATCGAATCTACTTCTAACAACAACATCATATGATGTATTTGTGTAACTAATACATTGTTTAATCTTTTTGAACATCAATAGAGTATTCAATGCATTAACTGAGTGTGGAGAATTAGGCAATATTATATCAAAAGAAGACAAATAATTGTATTTAGATCTATCTTCTATATCGAAAAATTTTGGATTATAATTAGCATTTAAGATATCAGAATCAATTAAATCACATTCTTCACGTTCACCTTTCCAAAAAGAGCAATCTATTCCCGATTTAGTCCATGTAGATAAAAAGAAATCTGATTTTAATTCAGAAAAATATACACTCGGCTGACTTAATTCATTCTGAAATTCTCTTACGTGACCTGAAATACAATATGCAATTTTCATATTCTTTTGAAGTGTACGTCCGCTTCTTTATTAACATTATCAGGAATAACTTGACAAGAAAATCCATTATCATTTAAGAACTGCACAATATCTTCTACTCTATTAGAAGTTCCTGTATATAATTCTACAGTATATGATCCTTCACACTTACCTTCTCTTACTATGTTAATTCTATTTCCTAAACTCTGCAATACTCTGAAATCGTTTCCTTGCGCATCTATCCACAAATAATCTATATCTAATATAGATTCACTTTCTATTATAGAATCCAATCTCTTCTTTTCTACTAGACAAGACTCAGTGAAACTGAAATCTGGTCTGTTTTCCCAAAGTTCATGAATATTTTCACTGAATTTATATAGAGAAGAACATCCCCAATCTCCACTACCAGCTATATTAAATTCTGATATTCCTTCTTCAACATCTATCGCATAAGGATAAATTTTAATATTTGAATAATGTTTGAAATTATTCGTTAGATCTGAGAATAATTTTGGTGTTGGTTCGAAAGCGAAGACAACATTATTCTCATTATCAGCAAATCTTTTCGTGTCTAGACCTAAATTTGCTCCGACTTCAAATATTATATTCATAATTCGTTAAAAAGGAATTCAAATCTTCTGGAGTTCCCAAACCCCACATTTCATTTATGTTAAAAATTTTAAATTTCTTTTTGTCTTTTAGTGCTTCATTGAAGACCGGACAAACGTAAAATTCGTTATTAACCCTAATATTATTAGATATCATTTGTTCAGTATATTTAACATAATCTGAACCCTTAGACCAATAATATATTCCTGCGGTAGCAATATCAGATATCGGATTCTTTTCTGCAACCTCTGTCACAAAACCATATTCATCTGTTTTAACAAAAGACCATTTTGGATGTGTTGCATTGAATGTAATAATTCCACCATCTATGGAAGATTCTTGCATCTTATACATAAATTCATTAGAATTCCATTCAACAAATTGATCCGAATTCGCCATCAATAGAGGTTCGTCGTTATCTATGAATTCTTTTGCTAATAGAGTCGTACAGGCTGCACCTTCTGTTAATCCATCTACTTCCACAATTTTACAGCCAGGAGTAATTAGTTTCAACATGGAATCTAGATTATACTTCTCTCGATGTTTCTTTTGGATAACATATATGAATCTCCCATCTACATTCAAATTTTCTACAACAACTTGAATCATAGGTTTACCATTTACATCAATTAATGGTTTCGGAAAGGTATATCCTGCTTGTTCAAATCTGGAACCAGCTCCAGCCAATGGTATCAAAATATTCATAGTATTACCTTGCCATTTTGGCACAAATTTATTTGTCTTTGTTTTTAACAAAATATTATCAAGTATTAAATCTTCAGGTGAATTAACTCTCAATACATTAGCTCCTGATCTATAAGCTGCCAATAAACCTGTTGGTGAATCTTCAATTATTAAAGTTTCTTCAGGTAAAAATTTAAATGATTGCATAGCTTTCCAATATATTTCAGGATAAGGCTTTGGATATCTCACATCTTCATTAGATATGATGATATCCATATAATGGATTATTCCAATTTTTTTAAGAACAGATTCTATTGTGTTTCTTATTGAATTAGAACAACATCCTAAAATGAATGATTGGTGTTTTAATGAATTAAATATTTGAATTAATTTATCTGAAGTATGTAATTTCGACAAATGTTTTTCAATTAATTCTTGTTTCTTTAACCAAATAGATTTGTGAAGATTTGGATCTAGATATTTTTCTTTGGTTAATAGATCTAATTTGTCGTAAGTTGTTAATCCATCATATTTCGAATGATGTTCGGATAATGATATAGTTTTATCAGAATCCGAATAACATTCTATAGCTTCATTTAGACAACTGAAATGCATTTCTTTAGTGTCTACTAAAACTCCATCTAAATCAAATAATATCAATTTAATCATATTACCAAACTATATTTATCCTTATGCTTGTGGAGCTGTCTTAATCCCTGCTGGATAATAACGATTCAACCATTCTAATTCATCTGTATGTTCGTCTTCCGTATACCAACCTTTACCAGTGTAAACATTATGAACCATGGTGAAATAATGCTCATACATTCTGGCAACACGGTCCAGTGTGAAGTTTGCCATCGCCCAATCTCTACAATCTTGTGGATTGATCTTGTCAATATTCTTAGCCGCCCAAGAGAATTCTGAGAATGAACGACAACGATAACCAGTTACTCCGTGTAAATTATTCTCTGCGTGTGAACCCCAATCTGTTGTGATAATAGGACAACCTGCAAAAAGAGCTTCGATAGATGCTCCACCAAAAGGTTCGTTGAACATAGAAGGAAGCCAAAATCCTTTTGCTTTTGACAGGACTCGTTTTCTATCTTCAGAATTTAGATATCCGATAACTTCAATTTGACCAGGAATTTCTTTATAACCATGTTCTTCAAGAGAACCTTGTCCTGCGATCTTCAATTTCAACCCAAGTTTTTCACAGACTTGATAGGCAACATCAATACCCTTTCCAGGATAGATTCTACCCATGAATAGAAGATAATCATCTTTCTCTTTTGAAAATTCAAATTCATCTGGATCGAAATAATTAGGAATCACAGCATGATACCAGGATTCTTTGCACTGACCAACAGCTTCATGACCACCAACAGCAGAACGAATGGCATATGATTCATAGATTCGCCAAGGAGAGAATTGGCCTGTAGCATATCCAATACCAGGCTCTACGATAATCATATCGTCTACAAACGCATCACATACTGGTTTATTACCCCATCCCCAGAAAGGTAGAATGAAATCGTTTGGTTGTTTTCTCTTTTGAATTTCTCTAATAGCGTTCTTATAGAAAGTTTGATAAGCATGGTCATTCATATCAAACTTAAAGAAATTCTTGCGCCAATCAAAATCACCATATGCTTTCTTAAAATCATCATTGGTAACAACCGTAACATGTTCCGTACACTCTAGTTCGGAATCTTCGTGACCATAATGAATAACTTCGTGTCCACGTGAGACCATCATTTTCCCGAATTTGCGTGTCTTTTGTCCGTACGCACAAGCCGAAAATTCTGCATTAGTTACTACATGTGGTGGTGGTAGAATATGAAATCTAAACTTTTGACTCATTATAACTCCTAATTCAATTATAATATACTTGAGTATTTAGGTCAAAATTGACCAAATAAATTATACATGAGATAGAAATTTTCTAATAATCTCTAACCCACTATCCATCTACTATGATTGACTAGTAAATGTCTAATCATATTTATGCACTTTAAAAGTACATAATTATTCCAGCGTTATACTCCAAATGCGATCTTATATAAATCAATTTTAGTTGTAGATCCTGCTGCGGCGGATGCAATTAATCTTATATTTCCACCAGTGATATTGGTTGTATAAGTTACTAGAGGATTTGCTGAAGTATGTACTCTAGAGTATTCGGATATATAAGCTGTTGTTCCATTATGGATCAATAGAATTTCAGAACATTGGAAATTTGTGAGGTATGAAACTTGTAATACATATTTCACTGTTCTGAATGTAGATATAGGCGATTCATCGATAACAGTTTCTGTAACACCAATATTTGTGATTCTTTTACCAGAAATTAATGCTGGATCAATTGAAAGTTGTCCAGTCATTGTTAGTGTATTAGTTTCTTTGACCCATGTTAATCCTGTTGCCCCAACTACAGATGTATTATCTAGATACAACAATTCACGATTAGATCCAGAAAATGTTCCTGTCGCTCCAGTAAAACCAGTCGCACCTATTCCTGTAGAACCTTGATTACCTATTGTGCCCTGAGTTCCTATTGATGCAACTTTTACAGTCGTTGATGATGGTATTGTAACTGTTATATTTGACATTTTACTTTGTTGCGTTTGGTTTAACTTCTACAATTCCTTCAATAACTCTAGTTACAATAGAACCATTTGTTATCTCAACATCATAAACATATCTACCCGATTTATATGTTGCAGTTTGTGTTGCAGTAGCTGATAATGTTAATTTACCATCAGTTGGAGGAGAATCTATAGTAACAGTTAAAGGATATACGTTGAAATCCGAATAATATGATGTTCTTATTTTACAACTACCAGTATATCCAGTTAGATTCATCGATGAACCATCAGAATTATTTAATTCAATTGTTGTACTAAATGTAGCACCAGATTCTATCTTTAAATTAGTGTAACCTGCTGACATGTAATTTCCTTAATATTCCGTAATAGTTGTATTTATTGTATAAACATCATCTCTATCTGCTGTAGATGGATTGACGGAAACTGTTGTTGTTACTAATTTTTGTGTAGTATCTAATTCGTAAAAATTAGTAACAGCATTTTTAATAATCTTAGCATCAGAAATTGGTGGATAAATCCAAGAGTTTGCAACAAATGTTAACGTCCATGTTAAAATTCTATCATCTTCTACTGATCCTTCATATTCATCTGATTGTGAAACTGATGTTAAAGTAATTTGCACATCCCTCTTCATATCAATAGATGGTATATCGTTCAGAGTAATGGTATAAAAAGGAGTGAAATATGGAAGAATCTGTTCTATAATTTGTAGACCATCATCAATATATTTAACAAATAAATTAACAGTAAATTCAAAATTATAAGGAACTGGATTATACTGTCCAATATATGTTGTTTTTAACGTAGAAATACCGGAACCTGGTGCGATTAAATCAATTGCTGTTCCGGCTTCAGCTAAAGATTTAGAAGAAGCGAGTTTAATTGTATTGTTAGTCGTCTTAATTGTGTAATAAGTTCCACCATCAAAAAATCCTGTTGCTCCAATTGAATTTCCAGATCCTTTAATATAAGTTACTGATTGACCAGTTCTTAAATTATGTGACGGGATAGTTATGGTATTTTCACTTACATTAATGGCACTTGAAGCATTAAACGTCAAATCATTTTGTGGAACAAATATATTCTTTCCAATAGTTTGTTGTTTTCTTGTTGAATCATATGACATAGAAGTTAACTCAAACGATAATCTTGGAAGAATAACTTTTACATCAACATAATTATCTCTTCTCTGAACATCTTGTTGTTGTAACATCGTGATGGTTTTATCTGCAGATGCGTATGCAAGTGGAACTTTAATGGTTTTTTCTATCGATCCATCTTGATTATATCTTAAGACTCTTATATTATTAAATAGAGAACCAAAAGCTGCAGTCAGATTTCTAATTGTAGAGAAATAAAAGTTTGATGAATTTAACATTTAATACACATATTCCTTTATAATTAATTATTGATATTAGAAAAAGGATTTGACTCTGTGAAGTCTATTATAATATCGGATTTAGATTGTATTTTATCGTTCTTAGCAAATGGATCACCAATTCCTGTAGCACCATCATTATTATAAGTTACATTAACTTCATCTGCTTCAGTACCAGTGTCAATAGTTTCATTAGAATATTTAAATACTTCGCAAGTTAGAATAAAATATTGTCTCGCCCCAAGAGGAAATAGAGGATTCTTATCATCAACATATTTAATTTCGAAAAGGGATCTTGCTGTAGGATACATTATAAGATCACCTTCGACTGGAAGAACCTTTCCTACAATAGATTCAAATCTTTCTCTAGAAACAATTAATCTTAATCTATCACCTAGAGTGAATCCAAATTTAGAAATTAAAGCTCCGTCCCCAAGAAATGCTTCATAATTCTCTATGTACATTTCTATTACAAAATTTCTCTCGAATTTAGATATATAATCTTCACGATATAATTCATCAACATTAACAATAGTTCTTGGTAAATAAACAAAATCACATCCTGCAATTTGTATAGATTCATTTACCAAAACTTGGAGAAGATTCTGTTCTTCTGTAGAACCTATACCACGACCGGATTGAAAAAATTTATTAGTTGGCATGATTTATCCAATAAATAGATCCAACGGTAATTGTAAATCTTTAGTGAGTCTTGTTTCTAATTTTTCTATTTCAGTTATAGCTTCTGAATATATTGCATCACCATTAATTGTTATACCACCTGGTAAATTCATATTTCCAAATTTCTTAAGATTCTCGCCCCATTGTCTTTTAATTAGAGCTGTAGCATATTCCTTAAGAAATTCGTCAGCCCAAATATCGTTAAAAGTATTGATATCTAATTTCTTGTAAATTTTCAAAACAATATTGGATGTTTTCTCTTTTAATAAAGAGAGCGGTTCGTTGAATCTTATTCTATTTGTTTTTCTATTAAAGTTAAAAGAATTTAATGGTGATAAAGACATCTGCATAGTGGCAAGATATGATTTCATAGAATCTAAATAAGCTAAATTATTTCCTATAATATTTGATGTATTATAGAAATCGTTCATATAGAACTGATATTGTGCATTAAATAGATCGCCACTACCAACTCCTGTAGAAACGTCATTACCGACAGGAAGTGCAGATATTACAGAAAATACTTTTTCATCTAGAGTAATATATCCATTAGTTACATCCGTATTAGTTATAGGAACAATAAGATAATCTTCTTCAACGCCATCAAAATGATAATCAAAATATTTCGTTATGGCATCATCGATTCTATCATCAACTTGTTCTTCTGCAACATTTATTTCTATTACAGGAAAACCTAGTCTTCTTAAACAGTAATCGGAAAATTGTTCTCTAGTTGTTGGCGTTGCCATTACATACTCCTATCTTATTTATATAAATAAAGAGGGAACTCTTTAAGAGTTCCCTAAGAAATATGAACTTATAAATTCAATCAGCAATAAAAAAACTTAATTGTGATAATTGTATTGGCGACAAATTAACTGATTCCGGAAGAGACTCTACTTTAATAGGTTCTAGTGGAATCTCAATTTCTTCCTGTAGAAGAGGATTTAATTCTTCAACAAACATATTAAGATTTTCTTCAGTTACCACAACACTTCCTTCGTTCTCTACACCATATTTTTGCACTAACTTCTGTCTTGTTTCTTCTAGATTTGTGAGCTCAGAAGCTATTACTTTTAAAGCCTTAGAAATTCTGTATGCAATATTAATTGGTAAAGTGCAGTTTGATAGTGCAACCAACGCAGCTTCAGAATTTTTAAGTTGTCCTAATGTCAATTTCATTTTATTATCTCCTAAATATAGTTATGCACTAAATTTCTCAGCACACCATTCTTTCGTCATGAATTAAATTCATCAAAACTATTTATAGGAGACAATTTTGATTAGAAATATAATAATTTCTATTGCTTTTTGCACGCTTGTTTTTAGCTATGATACAAGCAATAGAAATGTAAACTGTATGACACAAGCAATTTATCACGAAGCAAGAGGAGAATCTTATATGGGGAAAATTGCAGTCGGACATATAATTCTAAACAGAATAAAAAAAGGATATGGAACGGATCCTTGTGAAATAGTTTCTAGTAAGAGACAATTTTCTTGGTATGGAAAAAACAATTCCATCAAAGAACGAGATAGATGGGATGAATGTTATAGATTATCAAAAAAGATTCTTGCAAATGAAACTCAAGATCCAACCAAAGGATCTATATTCTTTCATGAGAAGAGTATCAACCCAGGTTGGAAATATAAGAGAATAGTAGTCATCGATAGTCATATATTCTATAAGTAATATACTTAAAATCGCTACATACTAAGTATAGCGTAGAAAGTCAAGTTCGTCAAGTGAGATGATGTTGAATCTCAAAAAATCATATTGATGAATCATATGTTATATAGTATAATAGTTATATGAGTATATTGGTTGATTCAAAATATCTTTCGTTGATATCTCCTAAATTAGACTTATTTAAGAAGAAGTCTGAAGTCTTATGGAATTTTAGATGTCCATATTGTATGGATTCGAAGAAGAGAGAATCAAAGGCGAGAGGTTATGTCTACAGGAAACACAACGACCTCTTTTTTAAGTGTCATAATTGTGTGAAAGGCACAACGTTCTCTAATTTCCTTAAATTCTTAGACCCTGTTTTACATAAACAATATATATTCGAGAGATTCACATCAGGAGATACTCATCCAAATCATAATTACAAGAAACCAATTTTAGTCTCTTCTGATGCAAAAAACAAATTTCAGAAAAAAAGCATAAATTATGATATCGGTTTGGAATCTATAAAGGATCTTCAAGACGGACATTACGCAAAAGAATATATTAGATCAAGAGAAATACCATCTGAGCATTGGAATAAATTGTTTTTTACAAACGACTTTAAACAATATGTCGAATCTATTAATAAAGAAAAATCTAAGAACTTAAAACCAAAAGATCCAAGGATTGTGATTCCTTTCTTTGATAAAACTGGTAAATTGATAGCAGTTCAAGGTCGTGCATTGGAAGACAGTATCGCAAGATATATTACAATTAAATTACACGAAGATAATGATAAAATATATGGTTTAGAACGTATAAATACAAATACAACTTTATGGATATTTGAAGGTCCAATTGATTCGTTATTTGTGAAAAATGCTCTGGCTACAGCTGGAGCTGAATTATCAAAATTAATAAAAGATTATCCTAAAGCAATATTCGTTTTTGATAATGAACCATCAAATAAACAGATTATTCAAAATATGAATTTTGTAATAGATTCTGGATGTAAAATTGTAATTTGGAAAAAAGAAAACAAATGTAAAGATGTCAATGATATGGTTCTTGCAGGTTTAGATATTGATTTAGAATTAACAGAATCGTCTTATTCGGGGTTAGAAGCATTATTTAAATTTAATATTTGGAAGAAGGTGTGACATGTATACTTACAGTGCTAAGATTTTAAGAGTTATAGATGGCGATACAATTGAATCTGAAATTGATTTGGGGTTTGGAGTAAGTATTCGAAAGATTGTTAGATTGAATGGAATCGATACTCCAGAAAAAAATTCAAGGATCGTATCGGAACGTGAATTGGCTGTAAAGGCGACAGCTAGAACTAAATATGCTTTAGAAAATAAAACAGTAATTATAAAAACGCAGTTAGATAAAGATGATAAATATGGGCGTGTCTTGGCTTATGTTTATGTGTCTGAGAAAGATGTTGAATCTAACCAATCGTTTAATATTAAGTTAATTCAAGAAGGATTAGCTTTTCCATATTCTGGAGGAAAGAAGAATGTATAAGAAATATGAAGATATTCTTTCCGTTAAATTGATTTCCTACACACAACCAAATCCAGAAGAATTTTCACAAGGATTTATTGATGATGGTATTCAAAATTTAATCTCTTATTGTGCCAGAGTTTCTAATCCCTCAAACCAAAACAATCTAGATACAGTCGATAAGCTACTTAATTATCTAATTAAGAATAAACATTGGTCTCCATTTGAGATGGTTGATGTTTGTCTTGAGATTACAAGCACCAGAGATATTGTACGTCAGATTCTAAGACATCGTTCTTTTTCATTCCAGGAATTTTCACAAAGATATGCAGATCCAACAAAAGAATTAGATTTCTGTCTAAAGGAATGTAGACTTCAAGATACAAAGAATAGACAGAATTCAATTCTAATTAATAATGATGAATTGGCTGAGATTTGGAAACAGTTACAAATACAAGTAATTGATATTGCTAAAGCTAATTATGAAAATGCAGTCTCAAGTGGTATTGCTAAGGAAGTAGCAAGAGTTATGCTACCGGAAGGTAATACAGTTTCAAGAATGTACATTAAAGGTTCTATTCGTTCCTGGATTCATTACATTGAAGTTCGTGATGGCAATGGTACACAGAAAGAACACCAATTAGTTGCACGTGCTTGTGCCGAAGCCATAAATAAAATTTTCCCTTATATTAAGTAGGAGTTTAGATGTCAGAATATCTAGGTATTAATATTGACCGTTCAAGAGATTCTCTCTTTGATGAATTAGGTTTGAAGAGATTACAGGAATCGTATATGAGAGAAGAGGAAATCTCTCCACAAGAAAGATATGCATTCGTTGCAAAGACTTTCGGTTCTAATCCAGAACACGCACAAAGATTATATGATTATGCATCTAAACATTGGTTGAGTTTTTCTACACCAATTCTTTCTTATGGTAGAACAAAGAAAGGATTGCCAATTTCGTGTTATCTCGCCCATATACATGACTCAGCAGAAGGTTTAATTGATACTCTAGCTGAAACTAATTGGTTATCTATGTTGGGTGGTGGAGTTGGTTTGGGTGTAGGAATGAGATCTTCCAGTGAAAAATCTACTGGTGTTATGGCACATATGAAGACTTATGATGCGTGTTCTCTTGCATACAGACAAGGAACAACTAGACGTGGATCATATGCTGCTTATCTTGATATCTCACATCCTGATATCATTAACTTCATGGAGATGAGAAAACCGACTGGCGATCCAAATATTCGCTGTCTTAATATGCATAATGCTGTTATGATCCCAGATTCTTTCATGCAAATTATTGAACGATGTATGATTGATCCGAATGCAGATGATTCCTGGAATCTTATCGATCCGTCTTCAAAGGAAATTAAAGAAACGGTTTCAGCAAAGTATCTCTGGCAGTTACTTTTGGAATTGAGAATGATGACTGGTGAACCTTATCTGATGTTCATTGATACTGCAAATAATGCTCTACCAAGAGAACAATATGATAAAGGTCTAAGGATAAGACAATCGAATATATGTTCAGAGATCCATTTGTGTACGGATAAAGATCGAACAGCAGTATGTTGTTTATCGTCAATTAATATTTACAGATATGATGAGTTTAAGGATTATTTTGAACAGATTATTTCTGATGTTGCTGAGATGTTAGATAATGTCTTAACTAGATTTATTAATGATGCCCCAAAAACAATTAAAAGAGCAAAATATAGTGCGATGATGGAGAGAGCAATTGGGATTGGAGTTTTGGGATATCATTCATATCTGCAATCTAAATCTATCCCATTTGAATCAGTTGCAGCTAAGATCTTTAATAAAACTTTCTTTAAGACAATGAAAGAATATGCCGATGCAGCCAATCTAAGATTAGGAAAAGAACGTGGTGAGGCTCCGGATATGGTTGGTTCAGGAAAGAGGTTTTCAAATTGCATTGCAATTGCACCAACTGCTTCCACATCCATCATCATGGGTAACATAAGTCCTTCTATCGAACCTCTTAGAGCAAATGTATTCAGACAAGATACTCTGTCTGGTTCTTTTATTCACAGAAATCATGAACTAGAAAAAGTTCTTCTCAAAAAGAATGTTGATATGGAAGAAATCTGGAATTCAATAGTATTGAATGACGGATCAGTTCAACATCTAACTTGTCTGACAGATGATGAGAAGGAAGTGTTCAAGACAGCAATTGAAATCGATCAACGTTGGATTATTGAAAAAGCTGGTGATAGACAGAAATATATTGATCAAGGACAATCTGTCAATCTATTCTTCAAACCAGATACACACGTAAAATATCTTCATGCGATTCATTTCTTAGGATGGAAAGTTGGTTTGAAAGCATTATATTATTGTAGATCAGAAAAGATTAGAAAAGCCAATAAGATCTCACAGAGAATCGATAGAAAGAGAATTGAAGATATTGATATCAAATCAATAGTCGAAGGAGAAGGGTGTATTGCTTGTGAATGAACCAAATTTTATTGAGGAAATGATTCATCACTTCATTTCTTATCAATCTAAAAAATATAAGTTAGATATGATGGTCCATGAAATATTTGAACACGATCCAGAAAATTTTGATTTTGATGACGATATAGAATTTGATTGGTTTAATAAATCAATTACATTAGATCTAAAAGGAAATTATCCAAAAGAAAAGTTTAAACCTTTGTTTGATCTTGGGATATCTATAATCATAATAAGAAAACATTTACTCGAAAGTATAACTCTAGTTCAGGAATAATATGTCAAAGAAAAAGAATCAATTGCAATTGACTGATAAAAGATCTACATTCAAACCAATGAATTATCCTTGGTGTTTTGACGCCTGGAGAACACATGAACAAATGCATTGGTTGTGGACTGAAGTAGAAATGATGCAAGATATTAAAGATTGGAAGGAAAAGTTGTCTACTTCAGAAAAGACTTTCTTAACACACATCTTTCGTTTCTTTACACAAGGAGATATTGACGTCTCAGATGGATATGTCACAAATTATCTACCATTTTTTCCACAACCAGAAGTTAGAATGATGTTACTTGGATTCGCTGCTCGTGAAGCAATTCACGTTGCCGCTTATTCTCATCTTGTTGAAACTCTTGGTCTACCAGAAACAACTTATAATGAATTCTTAGAATATACTTCTATGAAAGAGAAGCACGAATATATCTTCTCACATAAGGGCGATGATATCAGAAGTATTGCTAAGAATATTGCAGTATTTTCTGCTTTTACAGAAGGAATGCAATTATTCTCTTCATTCGTTATGTTGCTTAATTTTGCAAGACACGGAAAGATGAAAGGAATGGGTATGATTATCCAATGGTCTCTGTTGGATGAAGATATGCATTCTGAATCAATGATTCGATTATTCAGAACTTTTATCGAAGAGAATAGAGAGATTTGGGACGATGAGTTGAAATCAGAAATCTATACCATCGCAACTAAAATGGTAGAATTAGAAGATCAATTTATTGATCTGGCATTTAGTATGGGTCCGATGGAGAATCTTACTCCCGAAGAAGTTAAGAAATATATTCGCTATATTGCAGATAAGAGATTAATCTCGATGGGTATGAAAGGAATCTTTAAAGTTAAGAAGAATCCTCTAACTTGGGTCGATGCGATGGTTGGAGTCGGTCACACAAGTTTCTTTGAGAATCGTTCTACAGATTATGCGAAGGGTGCTCTGACTGGATCTTGGGAAGATGTTTGGAAATGA